AGAATCTATAAACGGCTCTTATGTTGTGGCAAGGTTAGAAGATGATAACCAAGCCACGTTTAAGCAGTTGGTTATTGAAGGTAATCAAAAGTTTTTAAAGCCACTTAATAAAGATTGGCCAGATCAACTAATACAGATTAACGCTAATTGCACCATTGTTGGCAGGGTAATTTTTACAGGTAAGGAACTTTAATAAATCAAGGAATGCCTGGGATAAAATGTACCCCGTAGATACTTGGGAGTGTACAAGATCCAAGAAGATATCTGGCCTACAAAAAAGTGAGAATAAGGTGGTCAAAAGCCGATGTAATGCTTTGAGAATGTGGTAATGGTGCCAATATCCGACTAAATCAACAATATCCCAATAGTCACTCTGTGCGCATTGAAGACGTTAGCATTTAATTATTTGCCATATGTTTTCTAATGAATTACGTCTGTTATTTACTTAATTTTATGTACAGCTCCACCAGAGGTTTACACTTTTTGCGAGAAAGAAGGCATAGCGCCATTTTTGTACTTAGGGTATAAAATCTAGTTCTTGTTAATTTATTGAGAATCATCGAGTTAACCGTTATTATTAAACTCAATAAATTATGAAAGGAGGCATGGTGCCTTGTTTAAATAGGGCACCATGCCTCCTAATAAGCTGTTATGTTGCTAATGAAGCTGATTAGTCCTGATGTGAATGTTAAACCAACAAGGAAGTGTTACAAATGATAGGTATTATTGCTTTTTCTATTCTCTTTATTTTAATTTATATGGTTCATCGCATTGCTAAACGTTTTTCAACTGATTTTTCAACTGATGATAATCCGAAATTACGGAAGCTTTTATATAGGATTGCACTAGGGTTTCTTATTTTTGTGCTAGTGGGTGATGAAATTATAGGAGGCACACAACTGGCATATTTTTGTCTTTCAGAACCAAAAAGACAAGTGTTTGTGGATGAACTTGAAGGTCGTACTATTCAAGGACGTAATACTACTTTTATTAAAGAATACACGCCACTCGATATAGAAAAAAGGATAACTGAAATATTTGATATTAATAGCCACGAACTAGTGTTTAAAAGGTACTGGTATTCTGCTAAGGGTGGATGGCTGAGTCGTACAATATCTTTTAATGGAAGTAAAAACCCACTTTTGTTTGATGGTAATTGCTCTAACACTAAAAAACTTAAACAATTAAGATTAACAAATAAAATGAATTACATACGCACAGAATTGACGGCGTTTTAACTCGCAACATAACTGTAAATCAATGGGGTCAGAGCGATTGATTTCTTTCCCTCACCAAAAGCTAACGTCAAAAAAGTGCCTTGAGTTCAAATAGTCAGTGCAACACACCTTAAGCTGACGTTAAGTTTAATGCTGCTATTGGCAACTGTGAGCCTAAAGCAGTCATTAACTTAATTTGAGTTCAAGGTAACTTTGTGCCAACAATCGTCTTTCGCTAACATATGATAAATATTCCCTTAGTCCGTATTTATATATTCTTTCTTATCATATTTGGTATTAGTTCCATTAATATAAAAACTGAGTGTTTTTACGTTAAATCAACAGCTTGATGGTTTAGCTATACCAACGGATGATATATCAAGCTAACTGATTACAAGTCCGCTACGTGGTATAGCTAATCCTACTAGTTATGCGGTTTAACAGTATGAATAATATCTTTAAATACAATAATAGCCCTATGAGTTTTCAACCCAATTTATTGCACTAATTATATTTTTTCAGCAAAGCATTGGCTTTATTTGGCAAAAATAACACTCTATTCGTTTTTAATGTTTGAGGGTATTTATTCAAACCTGTTGCAAGAATTACTTGATAATTCTTTTGATAATCATCAAGAGCTTCAAGTTTATTTATGCACTTAATTAAGTTATCTAGCTCTATTCCTGCTGTCTCTGGGGTATCAACAATTAAAAACTTAGGAAAAGCCACATCATCATATTTTAATGACATGTTCATCAAAGCAACATAGTACATCATTCTCATAGATACTAATGAACTTGCTTCTCGGTATTCACCATCATTAATAAGTGGCAGGTAGTCATCTAAGCTTATACGCGCAGATCTACAATCTGATAATGTATCGGTCATTAATTCATTGTAAATAGCACTAAAAGCACTTACTTTGGTACTAACTTCTCTTTTTGTTTTTGATTCTAACTCTTTTCTTTTTAATTCTGCATCTTGCGCTTTAGAACGTTTAGCTTCAAAATCTTTTTGGAGTTTTTGAAGCTTGCCTTCGATTTCAATTAACTGTTCTAGTTTTCCACTATCCTCTCGAATATCAAGAATTTTATCATCAATATCATTGAGACTATCAATATCAATTTCATCATCAATTTTTTCAAGATTTTTTCTTAGGCCAGACTTTAAACTAGGTAATTTAGCTGATAATTCTTTAGACTTACCCTTTTCCTGTTGTATATCCAAATTACAATCTGAGATGGCTAACTTTATAGTCGCTAACGTTTTAGTTTTTGATTTTAATATTTCTTTATATTCTTGAGATGTATAAAAAAATCTTTCATATTGCTCTTCATTAATATCTGAACCACATACACATTTACCATGTCCTCTATCGACTTTTACTAAGCAGTATGGACAAGTATCACCAGAAAATAAATTTAATTGATCATGTGTATGTATTATTTTGCTAATTTGATTTATTTCACTGATGGTCTCATTCTGAATTGTAACTAATTTATATCTTTCATTATAAAGTGATAATAAAATTTCTTTTATATCCCCTAGCTCTAATTCTATTTCTATAATTTGGTTCTTTAAATGCTCTATATTGGGCTCAACCGAAACTCGGCAATTTCGGTTCTTCTTAAATGCTTCTCTAGCAGCTTGCAATTTTTCTAACTGAAGATCATTAGCACGCTGCTCATTTTGAAGGAAATTAATGTTTTTTAGCTCACCATCACCTCTGATTTTGTCGGCTAGTAATGAATATTCATTTACCAAGCTTTTAGCTACATTCTTATCTTTATCTTTTGTTTTAGCATCAACGATAGAGTCATAGTATTCAGAAAATGATTTACCGATTAATAATTCAAAAATAGCTTTACGTAAAATTTCAGAATCAGACACATGATTTTGCTTGATATCTATTTTTTTATAAATATATTCTGGATCTGGCTGTTGATCGTGATACATCAATCTGAAGAGATCGGTAGAGTTAATTTTGAAGGTGGAATACCCTTGATAAATTTCAACTACAGAAATACCAAGCTCTTTTAATAACCAGTCAGAAAAAGTATATGGCGTATTTTCTCTACGATATATTGGTAATATAGAAGTGTTTTGAGCATATTTATCTGTGGAAAATGTAATATTTCCATTTTCGGGATCTATTAATTCATCATATTCTGTAAGTGTTACATCATTATCATTCAGATATCTTCGTAATTGGTAGTTTCCAACAGAAACCGATATATATATTTCAACGTAATTATTTGTATCTGAAGTTACTTCTTTGTGTTTTTTCTTTTCGCTATCTTTACGAAATTCTTCAACTCTACCGCCAAAAGCATAGTAAATTAAGTTACAAAGAGTCGTTTTTCCAGTACCATTATCACCTTCAATTAATACAATGTTTTTGTCAAAAATTTCTGACTCAAAATGATATTTGTCTCCAGAATAGATAACTTGATTGACTCTTAAATAACCCATGTTTTTATGCCTCGTTCCCTGTAGATTTTACCTAACATAGTATCCAGAGTAAGTGTTGATAGTCGTTTTATATTAGTTTTCAAACTGTTTAAGTTATTATATTCTTTTCCAAAAACTTTTTTATCAAAGAATGTTTTTGGTAGGTTTTTCTTATTTAATGATACGTTCACTAGCGATGAAATATTTCCTTTTTCCAGAGAGATAAACCCTTTTTTCTCTAAAGTAAAAAGTAATTTCAGAACCTCACTACGTCTCGTTAACCCATTGGAGTAGCTGTTAAATAAATATTCTTTATCAATATTGTTATGTGATTCTGAATCTAAGTTATTTAATATGTACACTAGCCTTTCATCTTTTATAAAATCGATTATAAAAGCGAGCTTTCTGTAATCTTTAAAATATTTACCATCATTGCATTTTAATGAATCTAGAGTAATTATTACTGCATAGCAAAATAGATAAAAATCTTCACCGGATAAGTACATTATTCCTTTTTTGACATTAATATTTTTCATTTATTTCTCGTCAAACGAAACAAAACAGCTATCAATCAAATCCATGACAACGCCATCAATTGTATTTTTATTAGATATTGTATAATTGTAGTCTTTTTTCAATTCTTCTATATGCTCAGATGATGCCGCATTTAACCCTTTAATCGTTGAATCTACTTCAGCTATAGAATTAGGCTCTGGAAAATCGTTATCGAACAAATATTGATTACAAGCTTCATATGTTCGGTATTTAAGAGAGAGAAAAGACTTGTTGCCTGCTAGCTGTTCTACTTTAGAACGGCTAGCTAGTCGCGCCAAATGTCCCAGTTTTCGCTCAGGGTAATCAGGGCATACAGATATTATTTTTTCTGATAAGTTACGTTTATCCGTAATTTCTTTCTCTAAGGCTTCAATTGAATTCCAAGTTGGATCAGTTGCATGATCTATTTCTTCGGACTCAGCTTCTTTAAAAACTAGCCTTACATCAGATGAATGAACAAACCTACCTGCATAACTTGAATTATTTTGTCTTTCATCAATAAGTTCCATCAATAAAGAAAATATAATTTCTTCTTTATTTGCTATTCTTGAATTGTATAACTGAGAGTTTCTTATTAAAGATAGGACAGTAGTTTTTAAATCTACTTCATTTTCTTCACCAAAATGCCATTTAATCCTATCTAAAAAATTTTTAAAATCGTCAGAATTAATAACTTTTAAAGTCTCAACGTGGCCATCAACTTTTTTATCTTGGTATTGCTTTGTATACTCTTCTAATACAATTGATTTTACGGTGTCAACCAGTTCTAGTGAAGTTGAATCATTACTCATTAAAATCGACAGGATTGGCTCTTTAGGTAATTTAATAATAGTGCCATTATCGAGCTTTGTCTTTTTTTCCTTTCCTATACCTGAGGTTGTATAAAAACCGAGGTTTAATTCATCACTAGCACGCCAAGTATTAATGTAAATATCAAAAAAACTGACTAATGTATTTTTAACTTCATTACTGAAAATAGTAAAATTAGTCTTTGAATCATAATTTTTATCTTCTTCTACATATTGCGCTGACAATTCACTAGATTCAATTGTGTGGGAAATATCTTCGATGACTTCTATTGCAGTGTAGAAAATAGAACTTTTTTTATGGTTTAAAGAATCAAGCATTAACTTGATGGCTCGAATTTTTTGTAGCCTAAATCCTTTTGACTTATCTGCCGCTTCGCGGTTGATTGTTTTATTTTCCATAATATATGTCAAGAGCCCTGCGCTAGTAATACTTAATGTTTTTGTTGTTATGTATCAATAATTAATATAACACTTATGTCAAAATTTTGTCGATAATGAACTAATTAATTATTTGTGAATAAAAAGACCCTTTAGTTAAAAAAACCAATGGGGTCAGAGTAAATCAATGGGGTCATAAAATCAATGTAATCAATGGGGTCAGAGCGATTGATTGCTTTCCCTCACCAAAAGCTAACGTCAAAAAAGTGCGCATTAGAGACATTAGCCTTACTTTTTTTGCCATATATTTTCTAATGAATATTTCATGTCATGTTACTGAGCCGGCTCAGTAACACACCTAAAGAACACCAATAAACGTATATTTGATTGATCTTACTGTAATTAACACCGTTTTTTATAAGGGCTATTACTGCGTGGGCTTAGTAACATCCTATTTTCAATGGAAAATTCCGTTATTGTGGTTTCTAATACTTTGAATTTGTGGGATATTAATGTAAATTAATTTTAAATTATGGAATGGACATTATTGAGCCGGCTCCATAATAAGCTATTAGCTAGCAAACCCAAAGGTTGTCCAAATCATGTCATTATATTTATATTTCCTGCCACCGATATTAGCTGTTATTTACAAGTGGCTGGAGTACGCTGGCATAATAGACAAATTAACTGGTCGAGGTTTAGCTTTAGATGGCCTTAAAAGGCTAAGATCTACATCAGGTTACCCAAAAGCTTGGATTTATAATAAAGATCAAGATGAAAAAATATTTAGAGCTATAGAGAAGCGAATCTCAAAAAATACAGACCAACCGATTATAATTTCTGCAATAAAAAATGGTTTTAAGCCAAACCTCATTTCAGTTGGCGGAAAACCTACTGAGATTGAAGGCTTACCGACTGAGTGGCCACAAGCTGAAAGGTTCTCATACTTACCAAATCAACCTGTACTTTATTTTTTTGAAGTTCCTAAATCAAAAACTGGTACAAAATGTGACAGAGCTTGCACGTTAGATGAATTGGATGGTTGGTTAAAAGAAGAAAAAGATAATAGAACCTTTTGGCTCGGTACATTTCTTTTAGGTGTGATTTCTATCACTTTCCTTTTAGTTAGGCTAAATATTGCTTAGCTAATAAGGAAATCAAACGGACACGCAACTGTTGGCTGCGTTTCGCTACACAATCTTAGCCAACTATTACTTAGCCTGTTATTTAGGCTTTATTCATAAGAAGTAGACTGTGAGTAAATTTGATATAAAAGTACAAATGAATCCTGTAATAATGTCCATATTAGCCTTGTTAGTTTCATTCATTGGTTTGTTTTTTTCGTACCAGGCTAATGATTTAGCAAAAGAGCAATACCGACAAAGTAGGTTAATTGTTTTAAAAGCTGATTTTCTAAAACAAGATGATACCTTTATTCATGTTGAACCTATTGATGGCAATACTCATTTTATACGGGGAACTGCTTATTTACCTCCTGTGATTCATAAAGAAGAAGTACCTATTGCCTCTAATGGTAATATTTTACACATGGGTTCTATTAGTTCAGAAATTAAAGATCATTTTTTAACTTACGTATCTTCTGAGAAAGGTATAACTAAAATATCAGAGGGAGATATCCCTGTTTTAATCAAATCATACTATGTATCGAAAGGTGTCGGATACACAGATATATCGTTATATATGCTTGGCATGCAAGTCATATTAACGGAAGAACAACATGCGAGGCCAAAAATACAATTTACGAGCTTGGCATTTATCGAACGTTATAACGAACTCAATGATATTAACTATGAAATGCTGGATGCTATGGTTTCAAGTGAAAAAGGATTTCAGTTACCTATCAATAAGCCTTAGAACTTATGTATAACAAGTGACTATGGTGAGTTATCAATACAAAACCTAATCCGAAAAATTGTGTTGCACTGACCGTTTGAAATCACAGCGCTAAGCGGACTTTAGCATCAAATTTTTTACCATATATTTTCTAATGAATTATTCGTGTCATATAACTGAGAAGTCTTAGTAACAGCCCGAAAGTAACACATTTATTTTCTAAGTAATTATTTTATATTTACACTCAATAATAACTGTATAAATACATAGTTTAATCGAGTTTCCCCTATATTCAGGAAAATAAGCAAATTGCGCATTTTCGTCCGTTGATAATTTTAAAAGTGCTTTAACTAGAAAAGCTATATTGAATTTGCTATTAATAGTGAAAGTAGAAAAGTGCGCGACTTGTCAGCAGAAATATGCGCAACTTGCGCAACTTGCGCATTATTAAATTGTTATGTTTTTAGTATTCTTCGAGGGAGCTTATGAATAAATCAATATTAATAAATGTGACTGCAGTTGTAATATCAATCTGCGCATTGACCCTATCCCTTAAACAAGCACAAGAAGCTGAAAAAGTAAGTAGTGTATCTGTGTTTCCTCACATAGATATAACTATGGTTGGAGGTAAAGGTTCAGGACAAGAAAACGGAATTCGTTTAGATAACGCAGGAACGGGGCCAGCATTAATTGATGACTTTAATTTGTATGTTGATGGCAAAATAATAAAAGGAAAAAAGCATGAACTTTGGTGGGATGCACTGATAAAACTAGGCTTTACCCCACAAGAGATTTATGACTTCAGAACCTTTTATTTTACGAATACTGCAGCTTTAAAAGATGGTAATGTGTACTATTTGATAAGACCAAAGTTAATCAATAATGACGAATTTAGAAGCCTAACAGAGTACGAATGGGATAAGTTGCAGAAGCTGACTATAAGAATTGATTATCACGGTGCTTTTGGCGACAAATGCTATGTTACTTACACTCCTGCGAATAAAGGGAGTGCTATTGAACGCACCGAGTGTATAAAAACATAACAAGCTAATTAATAAGGATAAAAAACAGTTTGCTGTTTTCGTCCCTCAACATTTTAGCCAACTAAATTTTGCTGATACAGAGAGAGAAAAGAATACAAGAAAACAGAGATAAATGTGAAATTTTGTGAAATTGTGCGGAATTGAATGATTTAGTATTTGCAAAAGACTTTCATATGCTGAAAGTCTTTTTTGTTGGGGGATTTAGAACAATTGGGGTTGGAGTTTATCCCTTTCTTCTTTACTAGCAATTTTTATAACTCTATAAACATGCGTTGTAGACATATTGAACTCTTTACCTAGTGCAACATGGTTACTACCCGTAAATGCTTTATATATAGCATGGTGTTTCATTATTGCATTTGTTTTTCTACCATAAGCAAAATAGATATGCTCGCCACCAAATTGATTACGTAGTTCGTCGCATACCTCAGTTGCCATTTTTTCAGCGTTATCTTTATCAACGCCAAATTTAATCAAGTTCTCCTCTATGTGTAATAACAATTGAAATACAAACTCGGCAGAACGTTCGGGTAAGCTCATAGTAATTAAGTCCTGTATTGATCCTGAATTTTATGAAACATCGCGTTGTTAGCTTCAGTGCTTTCTTCAAAGCCCCTTTTAATAACAGCTTGTGAGTCTTTAACTTTGGTTGCGCTAGCTGTTGGGTGATGGAATTTCTCTTCAGTAGTTTTCAGTACCTGGATTAAATAGCTGTGGTTTTTAAACGGCTGTAACGTACCTGATTGGCGTTTAGCTTGAATACTTAATGTAGTTTGTTCCAGGGCTGCACTAAGCGCTTGCTCATTGCCAGATAGTTCAAGTACTTCATTTATTAACTTAACTGCACGGTCATTGTTTAGATCTGATTTCTCAGGTCGCCACAATGCTACATACCCAATAACATGCGTGGCTAGCTTAGGTTTTAACTTAGCTACCAGGGCCAATAGAGATTTAGCGCTACTGTCTTGCACTAACGTATCTAAATTAAGATGACCGTGACAACTTGGGCAACGTGCTAGTTTCATACGTTAGATCCTCGCTCTTTTCTTCCTTCTCTTTCAAGCCAGTTTTTCAGTTGCTCAATTGCTTGATAAAACATATCTGGCGTAAACCATTCGAGCTTAGTTACTGGTACACCATCATTTTGCGCTTTGCAGTTTGACTTTGCCCAGCTCTCCAATGCTGAATAAGAACGGTCTTTAACAAACCCAGCGTCAGCCATTTCTTGCCATAAAGAATAAAGCTTGGCATGTGAACCTTTTAATTTAGGCTTAACTTTACTCTGCACTTTAAACCCTGATTTTTTCATGTGCTCAAGTACTTTGAACAACTCAGGGATAGTCATTGATGAACAGCTGCGTTTACCGGTTAATTCGTTTAAATTTGCTCGATACAAATCATCATCAAGCTGTAACTGGCTTTTAGCTATATGAATGAGTTTAATGTACCAGGACTTAGGTTTGTATTCTGTTCTCATGATTTTCTCTCCGCTAGAAATTTTTTGTCTGCTTCCTGCTCAGCTTCAATTATGAGATGACACTCAGAGCAATATTGGTACTCTTCAGTATCTGCATCATGGTGCCAGTTATGCATCGCTAGAAACTGTTCAATAGTATCAGTCCCTGTAGAATCAATGCTTTTGAAGCAATTGAGAGCATCACAGTTAATGGTTGTTTCAATAGACATTATTAATTCTCACTAAGGTCACGAAAAGAAATTTTTATCCCCTTGATTAGCTCAGGCATAATCAAACCTAACTCTTCAACTTCTTGTTTAATGAATTGATAGTTAGCCAAAAAACGCATGGCAAAGCCACTACGATCTAAAGCGATAAACATACTTTCAGTTTTACCGCTTTCAGCAACTTTTTTATCCCATCGTTTTTTAGCTTGTTCAAACGCTGAATCCACTTGTTCTTGACTAATTTCACTCATAATATTCTCTGCTTATATAAGGTATGGCTTTCGCCGTTGTTTCACCCAAAAAGCCGCCCTGAAATCAGGCGGCTTACTGGTTATTAGTCAAAACTAGCTGTTTACAGCGTCCTTAAGTCCCTTGCCAACTTTAAACTTCGCCACTTTAGCCGCCGCAATTTGAATGGTTGCGCCTGTTTGTGGGTTTCGACCAGTGCGAGCAGCACGGGCACCTAATGAAAACGTACCAAAGCCAACCAACGCCACATCACCGCCTTGCTTGAGTTCGTCAGTTACCGCGACAGTAAACGCATCTAGTGCGCGACCAGCTGCTGCTTTAGAAATGTCTGCATTGATTGAAATTTTTTCTATTAATTGAGATTTGTTCATATTAAATTCCCCTTGAGGATTGAGTGTTAAGCACATTGTCTTTGTTTTTGCCAAAGCCATTGGCGCTGTCGTTTTAGTAACTTTTTATTTTTTGCTTTCATTGCTTCCCTTTAAAGGCTCTTACTAACCAACGGAATTTGCACCCAAGCGCCTTGTATATTGCGCTCTTGAAACGTAATGTACGTTTTAGAACTACTGCAAATAATGGCTTCGTCTAACGCCTTCATTGCATTGCTCCATTTATCAGACTTATTTGCATCACGGTATTTACGCAACGCTAAGATGCGGTTTTTGTTGTATTGGCCTTGCTTGTCAGCTTCGAATGCATCACGCATTAGTTGTGATATGAAAGTACTAGTTTCAGCAAGTTCTTCTTCTATAACTTCAGTGATAAGTTGTTTAGCAATATCAATCTCAGCACCAAAAGAAATTTGATCTGCAATCCCAACTTGAATCTTCTTCTTTTGGTCAAAGCTTGTTAAAGAAATATTACCTTTAGCCCCACCAATGCTCACTTCGTATTCATCAGCGACTAAAGCGATAAGGTCGTTAACCTCGCTGAAGACTCTTCGTTTAAAGTCTTCGTGAGCTTTGCTTTGCTCTTTTGCTTGCGCGGTTAGCAGCATTACCAAGTCATGCTTTAACAAATCTTGAGGTTTTATTTCGCTAATAGGTGTTTGAAAACCTCGACTATTCATTAAAAATTTAGGTTTTTCTATTACTGTTGTCATCATTATTTCCTGTTAGTAATGTTCGTTAATATCTAAGTCAAAATCTTTCTTGCAAGATGTGCATTTTATTTCATAGGTTCCAACTTCTATCGCTGTAGTGCAGCCATGCTCATGAGTACCTTGATCGTCTTCACAATGAGGACAATAAAATTCAATGTTCAAATTTACACTTACTGAAGCAGTCATCGTGTTCCCCTATTTGATCATGCCGATAAGTTCGGCGGTAATTACTGGCTCACAAGCGCTAGCTGCTTCGTTCATAGCCTTAACCAGTAAAGTGTTAACCATTAACGGATACGTCATATCTTTACTGCCTTTAGGTTTGTTGATACCGTATTGAACTTCGCCTTGAAGCTTGTTTTTCATGGCTTCAATAGCATCAGGTGTGATCACGTTTTTATAGTCCACATTGCAACGTCCTAGCTTATGAGCCACATAATCAGTGATTGAAGCGCCCAGTGGTGGCATGTTCATGATGTTGCAGCGGTAAGAAAATTCACGAATCTCAAAATTAGATAAACTTAATGTGGCTTCAAGCTCAGTTTGACCAACCAAAATAACGCTAACCAAACGATTAAAACCATCACGTAACTCACAAATACGTTTCAAATGCTTTAAGGCGGCATTACTTAAATCGTGAGCTTCCTCAATAACCACCACATGTTTAAAACCTGCTTTAGCGCTTTGCTTTAACGTGCGCTCAATTTTACGTGCCCGGTTCTCAAGGCCATTAGGCATAGACTTAACATTTAACTCTTCAGCCAACGCATCAAAAATCATGGCTGCAGTTAAGCGTTTTTTATCTATGATCATAGGCTCAATAATCATCAACTCAGGGTTGTTCTTACTTACATAGTCGTAAAAGCCTTTACGCAGTTCAGTTTTACCCGCACCACATTCACCAATTACCGCTAAAATACTGCCGTTAAGGCTCGCTTGTACCATGCTTTCACGCACACGGTGTTGTGCATGGCTCATGAATAAATCTTCAATGCAATGCACTTCATTTTCAAAGGGGTGACGAGTCAAATTAAAATGACTCATCGTTTTTTGGTAAAGCATTTCAGGCTCCAATGGCTCAAAAATTACAGTGGGTTTAGGGGTGTTTTTTATTGTTGTTTTGCCTTTTTTCTCTTTTGTTTCATTCCACATAGTTGAAAGCTCATGCGTACTAACGTGCTCACTCATAAACTTTTCAATAGCGGCTTTTATTAATTCCTCTTCTATTGTTTTTGGCCATATTCCATGGCGCAATAGTTGACTAACGGCAGAGGGAGAAAGCTTCACGCCTGTTGTTTCCATCGCTCTGCGTAAATCAGCTTGTTGTAATTCATACTTCGTTAATAACGGCAGTACCTGGTAAGCGGCTGTCGCATTAACACTTGTTGGTGCTGCTTTTAGCATTTCCTCTATTTCCTCATTGTTGTCTTCACCCAATAAGCGGGTAAAGCATTCACGAATAGCATTAGGGTTTGTACGTGCTGGCCATTGCTCATACCGAATAAAATTAAGCAATGACGTTTTTGAAATGTGCGACCCGTGGGCATTCATATCAGCGACTACGTCAAGTTGATTAATACCGTGCGATTTCAACGTTCTTACAATTAAACTTTTCTGAGCAAGTGCCATGGTGATCTCCTTATTAGCTGTTAACGAGTTTTAATGCTGGAGACTTAACGCGCGTTAACTCGTCTACAATGCGCGGTATATCTTCAACAAAAACTGCTTGGTATTGTGCCAATGCATTAATATCGCGTGGCTCTAGGTCACGGCCTAAGTTCTGCATTACGGCACGTTTAAGCTCTAACGGGCTTAATGGCTTAGCGGCTGTGGGTACAAACTCGGTTGGCATATCAAACTGCGAGCCTTTCGGGGTAATCGCGGCTGGCATATCAATAGCGTTAAGTTGGCTAATGGCTTTAATCTCGCCATTAAACGGGGTGGTTTTTTTCTTCTTAGCTTTATCGATCTCTTCATCAGTAAGGTTTGGATACGCAACGCGGTCCATCACTTTTTGGTTAGTATCAATAACCGTATCTTGCTTCGTATCAAAACCTTCACCAAACACAGGTGAATCGGCTCTAAAGCCAGCTGCATCAAACTCAAGCGGTGCAACTTCATGTAAAACGTTATCACCAGACTTATTAGCTATGGTTACTAACACCTTGCATTCATCGTTTATAACCAATGGGCTTACAGAAACTTTTAACCCTGCAAAAATACCGTCTAAGTTAGCCAGGCTATACGTGAGTTTCTGCTTAGCAACCGGATGGCGAAACGATATTTCTAAATCACCTTTAACTAAACGCGTTACAGGCTCATGCGTAAAAATATAACGACAGTAATCTAAGTCAGGTAACGCACGTAAATGCTGAATATTCTCGCTTTGCATAATGGTTAGCCAAGCATCAGTACGTGCCATGCCGTGGCGATTATGTTTCGCGTTATAGTTAGGGATTAAATTAGCGTTGTAAGCATTTTGCCACTGAACAACCGCTTGGTTCAGCTCCTCAACACTATTCACCGCTTCAAGAAACAAACGACCTTCAAAGAGTTTTTCAACTAAATCATTCGCTTTTTCTACCGCCCCAGTAGCACGTGCTAAATGCGTGGTATGGGCAATATGGTCAACCTTCAAACAACCAAGCGCATGTTTAATCGCTTTACTGGTCATGGCGCTACCTTTATCCCAATACACATAGCGTGGCAAACCATGGTATGGCGAGCCAGATAACTTGCTCCAACCAAACAATAAAAAGTCATAAAGTATTTGCTGATTCTCACCTGCTGATTCAAAATACTTCACTGTGATCAAACCGCTAAAATGGTCAACCATCACATAGCGCCAAACACGTAACCGCTTTATTTTTTCAAGCATTTCAGGTTTGTTTTTATACTGCTCTTGCATCGTGGTGTACTTTTGAACTTTCATACCCTTCTTTTTACCCGGGGGGTAATAAAGCACACACATTGACGCATCAGCCAAATGCACATGATTGGCATGTAAGCTTTTAAAATGACCGTGAGTAGTGTCTTGCTTGGCTTTTTTAGCAGTCATGTTATTGTCTCGCAGCAAACGGTTTACATTGCTAGTGCTGGTAAACTTGTGACCATTTTGAGATAACACACTAATCAGGTTAGGCGTTTCTAACAGTGTTTTACCATTGGCTCTAGCACTGGCTTTGCTGGCTGCAGCAAGTAAAGTTAACGATGCCATGTCTTGGCTAGTAGTCCCTGCATCAGCACGCGTTTTACGTCCAGAGCCACCCGTTAAGGTTTTTAATGTGCGGTAAAACTTATCTTTGCCCCAACCCAACTGAGTTAATGCGCGAGATAAAATAGCGCCTTTGGTGCCACTTTTAGCGTTATCAAGTTGCTGACCAAAATCAAGAACCATAGTGCGAGCTACATCAGAAATCATAAATTTCCCCTACTGAAAATAAAACACGTGAAAATTAGTCAACTAAACGCTGTTCAGCAGGTTCATCTTCATTTTGCAGATTCAAAAAAGTATCCTCAGCAGATACATCAGGGCGATACTTACCACCCAACACACCAAATAATTCGTTAGTAAAGTTATTCACTAAGGCATGAGCTGCTTGCGCTTCGCTTAATAAACTACGCGCAATTAAATCAATGGCTTTATCGTCTAACGATTCATCATTCTGTAAGTTGTCAAAAACATCAGCTAATTGATTGATGCCTTGTTCTATGGCTGTTTTTGCATGCATCATGGCAGCGACATTATCTAAGGTTTGACGTTGCCAAGGTGCTTGGTTGAAACGGCGTATAGCCTCTATTTCTTTTATTTTATTAAGCTCTTGTTGTGTTTCAGCCGAGTTCTCGCGTACTGCTGAAACGGTTTGGTTGGCATCATCTACTTGTTTTTGCAATTCAGCTTTTTCAATCACTTGCTTGAAATTAAGGTCTTCAATAAGCTCTTTAACCGCTTCTTTATCAGATAAATCAACGGCTTCACTGTTGATGATAAGTTGTTGAGACTCTTCAGGTAATTGGCGTAATTTGCGAAGTTCACGATTGCCAAGGCCCATAGACTGAGAGGATTCAAAAAATTCTTGACCAAAAGATTCTAGATTTTGTTCGTCCTCTTGCATGGAACGGTAAGAGCGCCCAAAAAACACAGTACAAACATCCTTAATATCTGCGACCGTCGCACTTTTCCCATCTTCATCGGTATAGACCAAACCCTTGTATTGCTTGGATTCTTTAATCTTTTTAAAGGTTACTAATTCTGCGACAGTCGCATACTTCTTCATGTTGTTAAAAGCTTGTATTTGACCTATTGCCATCAATACATCTTGCTTACTTGCCAATACCGCTTTGGCATCTACAACAGCTGTTTGCTGTTCTGCAGACAGTTCTGTAACTTTTGTGTGTTCATTATTCATGGGTTTTTTCCTAAGAAATGGCTAGTGTTTGAAAGCTATAGCGCCAAGCGACTATAGTTGGTTTGATCTTGTTGAAGTTGAAGCTGTGCTTGTGAGAGATTAAGCGCCACAGTATTTGAAAGTTGTACCAGAGCCACGCCTAAGCGGTAGCGCTTATTATCAGCGGGTAAACGCTCAACAAACTGCTGTGCTTCAAGATTCGCGAGTACGCGGGTAATATTGCTTGCACTTACATTGGCAAACTTGCTTAATTCAGTGGGGCTAATGCCGCTAATTTCTTTACCTGCCATGAAGCGAATTACGCGTAAAGTGCGTTGCACCTGGTCTGAAATATAATTTGGTGAGGTGCTCATTATTTAGCTCCTTGAGAGAACATATCAAATTCTTCTTGCGGCATTTCGGCAACCTTCACATTACGTTGCTGATATGCCAAATCTTGCATCAGCACTTTAATGCCATCTATTGCCTCTTGTGCTGTGCATTCGCCTTGGTTTGCTTCAATAATTTTGGCAACTACCTTAGCCATGTATAACTGCAATTCATTCAAATCTTTATGCTCTGCCTTGCGACCAGTTGGTGCAGGTACTAACAAGAACCCTTGGCTTTGAGCAAGGTATTGGGTAACAAAGTTAATACCGCAGGCTTCTTCAAACGCTATCACCTTGTTTACCGGCATGGTTGCATCGCCCAACCACTTGTATAAACAATCAGGGCTTACCCCTAATCGGTCACCAATACGTTGCACACTTTGCTGCTTTTTTTCTTTGCCATGGTCTTTAGCTAAGTTAAGCGCCTTAACCATAGAATGCGGAACAAGGCGGTTCCAATATGTCTTAGTCATTAGAAATGACTCCTTGATCACGTTTCCAAAAATGTAGTTCGTTTTGCTCTATACAACCCAACAGCGCTGAGTCTAAGCTGTAATCAATCACTTGAAACGACAGGACACAGGCATCATGCATAACCAAACGAATACGGGTAGTAATACGTTTAACATTACCTTTAGTATTACTAATGAAGAATTTGGCATCATTAGAGCTTTGTTCGAACTGTTGGTTAAATTGCCCAACCACATTCGGTACGACACAATTGCTTGGGCCATTGAGAGAAAGGACCCCACCATGTTGAAGCTCAAGGCGTTGTGCCAATGTTTGGGCTTGACTGGTTATATTCATTATTATTTTTTAACCCCTGATAAATTTAGACAATCGTTGTTTACACCCAAAACTAAGAGGCTAAACGTAGTTGAAGAGCCTCAATACGTTCTTGGCGTGAGGTAGCAAGATGTTGTTCATCGAGGTAGCCCGGCACATCAGGAAATACTTTTTCAATAGGCAGTTCAAGCGCAGCAGAAATAGCGGTGGCAACGCGTAGGCTGTTAGTTAAACGTTTAACTACCTGCTGAACATTGACGGGGGAGCAATTCAATGCGGCGGCAATCATAGACAGTGAATAGCCTTTTTTACGTAATTCGCTTTTAATTGTTTCTCGATCCATAGTAGACTCGCTTAGTTATGCTTAGTTGGTGCTAGGCATTGGTTAGTAGTTCTTTTATTAAGTTGGGGTTAGTGTAGGTGACATATATGTCACCGTCAACACTTTTATATGACACATGTTGCTATATAACAGATTGAAAAACGACCGGATGCGCTTAAAGGTAAGCCAAGAGCGCTTCTCTATCGTGTGCGGTGTTTCAAAAAGAACGTATATGCGTTGGGAAAAAGAGGTTGCGATTCCTGCCGACAAGCTTTCATTACTAGTGAATGAAGGGCTTGATGTTCAATATGTGGTCACTGGCGTACGATCACAAAACTTGAGCGAGATAACACATAAACCACAACGTCGTCATTTTGATTTTGAAGGAAAACTGAAAAAAATAATTTGTATTTTAGAAGAAGAGCTTGATGCTCAAGGGTTAGAGCTAGACCCCGAGCCTAAAGCACAAGTCATTGAAGGCTTATTGATGCAGGCAATAATAAACGAAGAGCAACCTACCAAAGAAAATGTATTGCCATTTTTAAAGGTGGTTGGGTTGTAACCATTGGATAATTAAGATGTAAGGTGTACCAATGACAGAAAAAAATGACATGGAATTTAGGGAACAGGTCAAGCAAGGGTTAAAGCAAGTAAAACCAAGGCAAGGTCGAAGTCAAAGTAAAGCAGAATCAATACAGCAACCAAACAACATAAGCCAGGTTATTTCTGGAAACAACAATGTAACCTCACTTTTCGGGGGATCAGATAATAATATCAATGTCGGCAGTTTTAATTACAAGCCCATATTCAACTATGGCTACCGTGAACCACCACTTGCTTTGGCATCTCAAGAACAAGCGGCTCAACTGCGCAGCTTACTTGAAGCTGCTGCTGACTGGGAAGAACGTGTGTGCAATCATCCAAAAACCTATACCCAATTATGTGCAGAGCTGAAAGAAAAATTTAAGTTCGTACTTTTTGAAACATTACCTGAAGAACAATTTGAGCATGCTATTGCTTACCTAGAGCGAATTATTGGGCGTTTGGCACTAAGTCAAACAACTTAAACACATCAAGTTACAAGGAAATTAAAATGAAATACTTTTCAATTGTAATGACTCTAATAATGCTTGTGGGTTGCTCATCCTCAGATAAGGCGCTTGAACTAGGTTATGTTCTTACTCAAGATGAATTTAAGGACTTTAAACGTTACTCTATGCCACGAGCTGGAAACCTAGAAGGTGGAAATGCTCTTTCTTTCAATACAGTTGAGCTGGAAATTTATGCTGCTATAGAAAATAAAAAAATAGGTTTGGCGCTAGCAATCATTTTAACAGACGATAGTTGGGTTTTTATTCAGTCGGGAAAGTCACTGATACTCATGGTTGATGGTGAAAAGGTGCATTTATCCAGCCCTAGAGGCTCTGCTAATTTTAGAAAAGTGATAGGAAGAAGAATAAAAGAAGAAGCCCATTACCCTATAACAACTGAACAAATAAAAAAACTAGCATATGCCAAAGAAATAAAAATTAGAATTTATGGCAGTAACGGATATGTAAGTCGTCAGTTTAATCAAGAATACTTTGCTTCAGTGAAAGGTTTTTATGAAAAGTTTATTTTGAAAAATGGAATTAAAACTATTTCAAAATGATTCATATAAGGAAAATATATCATAGGAGTAACGCCATCCTTGGCCTCCTTGCTAGATGTATGACTAAAGATTAGAACAATAATAAACAAAAGCAAGCATGGGCTTGTTTTCAGTAAAAACAAAAGATTAAGAAATAAAGGGAAAATAATGACACCAGTAGAACTTTTAGAGCATTGTGAAAAACGCATTCCTTTTAATACTATGCGCAGCATTTTAAAGGGTAAAGATATGCCTACTCATGGAGGTTGGTCTAAAACAGTGAGTGCCTATAAAGATAAGTTAGAGGAAGATCCAAACTTTGAAAGTAAAGTGATGTCATTAGAAAGCACATATAAGCATTATCTTCTAGCGGGTGATAAAGTTGTTTCTATTTATAAAGTAACTGATGATATTACTGATGCTATGTTACGTTTTACAAATGCCTTTGATATTAATAACGTTAGAAAAGAAGACTGTGTTTATGAAGATGACTATCCCTTTCCTGTTAAAGATCTTACCGGGATAAATTCTGATGTAGAAATTGTTTACAGTAAAAGTATTAATGGCAAGTTAACCCTTGGCTTTTGTTCAACCAGAAAAATAGAAGAGCATGTAAAAGTTGCTATTGAAGAATTGGACACCAATACCCAAGCCAGTTTTTCTGATTATACAGAGCTGTTTGGTACTAAACGTTATCGAAGACAGTTATTTGACTTTGTTGTTATTGATACGATTAATAATTACGTTGAGTATCGAATTGACGCTTCCAATGGTCTGTCAGTTAAAGATATAGAAAAGTCATTATCACGTGTAAAAGCTACTTTTTTAACTATGCTGCATGGCACTGATGTTGATGAGCATAAATTACTAGCGCATAACTTGTACCCTAAAATAGGTACTTTATATGATAGTAATGAAGGACGTGTATGTGAGCTATCTTTTACCGTTGACAGCGGTGGTACCTTTAATGAAAGAATGAGAGGGACCACTGTAGATATACGTAATGAAGAGTTTCACAGTGCTGGTATGCGAGCGGTAGAAAAGATTAATACTTATAAAATTGCCGTACGATGGCCTGTAGATGCAAATAATGAAGAAAATAAATTAGAGCTAGAATTACTGCTTAATAGCAGTATGAACGAAACCTATAATACAAGACCCACACTGTTTAGTGCATCTATCTTAAAGTGCTATACTGTAGATCAATATAATGCACTTTTAGACAAAATATTATAATATAAAAACATGTTTATTATCGATAATGTCATTGAACAGGCTTCAGCAGACTTGCCCAATAAAGAACTTTATAGGGCATGTTTTAATGTGTGTGAATATATTAAAAATACTAAACCATCATTACTTCAGCATATTAACTACTCTACGCTATATACAGCGTCTAAAGCTGAAAATACCGAGCTACTACTTCAAACCATTCAATACCTAACCGGCGGTAGAACGCAGGTTCTTGACTCGGCTTATGAGCTTTTTTATGGTGATTTTCCTATTCAAATAGAAAAGTCTTATTTAGCTGAAGCAGATAGAGATGGTGTATTTATACACCCTGAAACAGGTGAAACAATAGATAACTACCAATCTTTCATAGAAGTCTATTTTAAGCTTTCTGATAAAGTATCTAAGGCTTGGAATCTGTGAGTAGAGAAGAAGAAATAGGAAAGCTAACTTTAGCAACACTCCAATTATCGTCAGCTAATGATCCTTTGATAAAAAGTATCTACAAAAAATTGCTTGTTCATGATTACAATTCTTTTGTTGATTACGTAGAGGATGAATTATCTACTTGTATTCAGCAACTAGAGTCCAACCCAGAACACCATTGTAATAAAGGGGAAGATGAGGTCACTATTTCTCTTCGGGATATGTTAGTGATGAAAGGAGTAGATGCGGAACATGATGTACAGCATGGTGGTCATGTGGATTTGTTTATTAAGCAAGCCTCTTGGAAGTATCATGCTGAAGCTAAAATTTACAAAGGTAACGTTAATAGTTATGAAGGTTGGCTGCAATTAACCACGCGCTATGCATCAGGCAACCCTTGTAATAAAGGCTGTATTTTATTGTACCTCCAAGAACACGCTGGCACACTGGATGTGATGAAAGGCTGGAAAGTACATGTTGAAGATAAAGTTGACGATATAAGTGTTAATTTTTGTGGAAAAAACCCTTTAGCTTTAGTGTCTACCCATACATTGTTAAGAACAGGTTTGCCTTACCATATTAGGCATCTACCAGTATCATTATATTTTAAACCTTTAGATAAAAGCGGTCGAAATAGCAAGAAGTACAATTAGTAAGAAGAGCTTTATTTTTACTAACTCAGGTTAATATTACCTAGCCCCACATGCTGTCACTCTGGCAGCATGAAAAAATTAAACTCCCAACTCGCAACACTCACTGTCTCAATACGAAACAGTATTCCTAAAAACGCCTTGCGCGCCATTGAATTAATCCTTGGTGTTGAGGGCGGCAACGTTAACGACCCTGACGACCATGGCGGTAAAACCAATTTCGGTATCTCTGATTTACGTGACGGTAAAGAAGATGGCTTAATTGATATTAACCTTGATGGCATTGGTGACGTTGACCCTGAAAACCTAACCCGTGACCAAGCCATTGTTATTTTCTTTACCGACTACTGGTTAGCCAATAAGTGTGACCAGCTGCCCGAACCCATTGCGTTTATCATCTTTGATATTGCAGTTAACCAAAGTGCGGCATTTGCCCGCAAAAGCTTACAGCGCATCATAGGTGCAAAACCTGATGGTTTCATCGGTAAAAAAACCCTTAAGTCCCTGCAAAATGCAGACATAACCGATGTAATGCATGAGCTAACCAAGCGCCGTAGCCTACGTTACGCCAAAAAAGTCAAAGGCAATCCCACGCAAATAAAATACCTCAGCGGCTGGTTAGACCGTGCCTTTACTGTTTGGTATGAAGCCCATCACCTTTATATTTTTGGTGACAACAATGCCAAATAGAACCCAACACAATAAGTTAACGGCCACTCAAAATCGCCACAGGCTTGGCCGCCATGCCCGATTACGTGCTGAAGTGGCTTACGCCCTTCATAGCACACCTATTCAGTATGCCTGCATTTACCGACGTATAGAGCAAGCCAACCAGTTTAAGCGCGGCTGGAATAGCGTTACTGACATAGATATTGATGTAGCTGTTAAACGAACACAAATAGAGGAGATACACCATGAGTCGTAAACAAGTTTTACCCGTTTTTATCGGTGAGGTTTTTACTTGCTGGTTGCCAAGAGAGCCGCGAAAAATGAAGTTAACACAAGACTTCTCTTTTATTGATAAACGCGGAGTCACTTGGCTGGCCCCAGCAGGTGCAATTATTGACGGTGCAAGTATCCCACGAACTTTCTGGGGTGTTATCGGCACACCGTTCTTTGGTCATTATCGCAGAGCAAGCGTTATCCATGATGTTTATTGTGTCAACAAAAGCCGACCACATAAGCAAGTTCACCGTATGTTTTACGATGCTATTAGAGCTGATGGTGTTGGAAAATATAAAGCAAAATTAATGTACTTTGCCCTAAAAGTTGGAGCACCAAAATGGTAAACGCAAAACTGAAAGTCAAAATAGTATTAACTGTCATTGTCTTAATGGCTTTAGCACTGAGCGCTTGCTCAAACTATCAATTTGGTGATGTATCTAGCATTTATTGTGGCTCTACTAACCGAGAAATACGCGCTGAAATCAAACTGACACTTCAAGACAACGGTATTGATATTGGCGTTGATTACTGTGCCAGTGTCGGTTTGGTTGATGCGCTTGTATTAGCGCCAATGAGAAATAAAAAGCCGTAACCGGAAAGGATAATACTTTGGACATTACAGACAGAGCAAGTGCCGCTGAAGCATTAGATCGTGAACAAGCATTAGCTGCAAATAAGCCCGTAATTGAAAAGCCTGTTGAATTTCATGGCCACCGTTATTGCAAAGACTGCAGCTGTGAATTAACCACACAGCGTTTGCTAGTAGTACCAACAGCGGTGCGATGTGTTACGTGCCAAACATGCAGTGAGCATTTAGCTAAACAGTTCAGGAGTCGTTAGTGATGGATTGGCTTTTAAAATACTGGCCTATATTGTTTTGCTCTTTCAACTTTGTCGGCGTGTTGATTATTTGGTCTTTGCATAAAACCTACGCAAAAACCGAAGCAGTAACAGAGCTTGATAAACGACAAACAATCACTGAAAAACAACTGTCAGAAATGGACACACATAGCATAGAACTACAGCTTAAAGAGCTTAAAGGTGAATTTGACGGCATGAATCGCCTACTCAATCGCGCCGCAAATCAGCTTGACATGTTAGTAGAAAACGAACTTAAGGGATAAACGATGGCACTTCAAGATATACAAAATGAGCATACGCGGCGGTCTATTTTACTTGCCTTAGCAGCGCTTAATTACACCAGTAATGACAGTGTAATTAAAGACTCTTGCGAGTTGTTCGGTAATGCAATGAGCAGCGACCAGGTACGAACGCAATTGGGTTGGTTAGCTGAACAAGGCTTAGTCACTATTGAGCGTAAAACCAGTTACATGATTGCTACGCTAACCAGTCGTGGTCAAGACGTTGCCAATGGCCGTAGCTTTGTCGATGGCGTTAAACGCCCAAGCGCTTAGGAGAACATCATGGCTAAAGCGAAAACCAAACCTTATACAGCGGGTGAAAAATGTATTATTCATCAACTGGGCTTAGCCCTTGTTTGTGCTGAAATTGAAACGCAAGTAATCAAACCGTTTTTTGAAAAAGACAAAGGTATCCCCTATCAATCTAAAGGCGGTTATCTTGATATATATCTTGCTTCGGATCCTAAAGTTAAACGTGCATGGAAAGCGTTGCAAAAAGATGTAAAACAAATTCGCAAGGATTTTTTAGCACATTCAAAAAATGAGGCTAAGCAGGATGAAAGACCGTAAGAAACGTGGCAAGCCGTCCAAGGTAGATTTATTACCTGCAGCAATAAAAACCCAACTTGATCAATTGCTGCGTGATAACAAGATGCAGCAAAAAGACATTCTAAAAGCGGTTAATTTGCTTATTGATGATGCGGGCTTAGGCAAGGAAGTAAAGCTATCAGCATCGGGTGTTAATCGATACTCAACGCAAATGGAAACTATAGGCCATGACATTCGCCAGGCACGCGAAATGGCTGAAATGTGGGTAGCTAAGTTGGGCACAGCGCCAACGGGTGATGTAAGTCAGTTACTGATGGAAATGCTACGTACGCAGTCGTTCAGATTGTTAGTTAAAGCTAATGAAAACCCTGACGATGTACTCGACCCGAAAACCATCGGCGAGCTAGCATTGGGTATTCAGCGTATTGAAAAAGCCGCCATGTTGAACATGGAAAAAGCAAAGGAGATCAAAAAAGCCTTTGCTGAAGAAGCTGCTGGTGCTATTGATAAAACAGCCAAACAGGCAGGTTTAACAAGTGAAGGCGCAATGTTGATTAAGCAACAAATTTTAGGACTTGCCTAATGAAGTTGCCCCCAACGCCAGTTATTGAGCAAACAAAGCCTGAGCTTAAGCTTTCTAAGTATCAGAAAGCGATTAACGATTGTGACAATATCGAGAAGCGCTTTGGTTTGCCTGTTTTCATTCCTTTTGATCCTGATGAAGTTTTATTGGGTTATCAAAAGCGTTGGATGGCTGACGATTCCACCTTAAAAATTGCCGAGAAATCACGCCGTACCGGTTTAACCTGGGCAGAAGCTGCCGATGCTGTTTTAGAAGCCAGTAAAAGTAAAGTTGCTTTTGGTACCAACCATTTTTATGTTGGCTCAACCAAAGACATGGCGCGTGAGTTTATTGATGCTTGTGCCATGTGGGCTATGGCATTTGATAAAGCGGCAGGAGATATTCAAGAAGAAATATTTGTAGATGAAGGTCAGGAAGGAAAAGAGATCCTTACCTTTACCATCAACTTTGCTAGTGGCTTTAAAATACAAGCGCTAAGCTCTAACCCGTCAAATTTACGTGGTATGCAAGGCAATGTAACTATTGATGAAGCCGCATTTCATGACCGTTTAGCCGAAGTACTTAAAGCCGCCAGTGCCTTAACCATGTGGGGCGCTAAAGTGAGATTAATTAGCACTCACAATGGCACAGACAATCTATTCAATACCCTTATTCAAGATAGTCGCGCAGGTAAAAAAGCCTATTCAGTACACCGCATTACCCTTGATGATGCTTGTGGGGAAGGACTTTATCAGCGTATTAGTCAAACACGCCGTAAAGAGTGGACTCAAGAAGTTGAGGATATGTGGAAGGCTGCATTACTTAACCAAACAGCCACTGAAGAAGATGCGTTAGAAGAATACGCTTGTGTGCCTAAGCAAGGTGGTGGTGTATATATCAAACGTGTGCTTGTAGACCAAGCCATGAAAAAAGATATTCCCATTATTCGCTTTACTGCCCCTAAAGATTTTTTAGAGTGGTCGGCAAGACATAAAGAAATTCAAATTAAAGAATGGCAAGACGAGTTAAAGCCTCATTTAGCCAAACTTCATAAAGACTTAAATCACGCGTTTGGTGAAGATTTCGCTCGCAAAGGTGATTTATCGGTATTTGTACCACTGCAAATAAATAAAGATTTAACCAAGCGCGTACCGTTCTTGCTTGAAATGAGTAATTTAACCTATGACGCTCAGCGTGAAATACTGTTTTATTTGTGTGACCGTTTACCACGATTACAGGGCTTAGCGTTTGATGCCACAGGCAATGGCGGTTACTTAGCTGAAACTGCTGCCTTACGTTATGGCACCGACATGGTTGAACAAATTGATTTAAGTGAAAAATGGTACCGTGAATGGATGCCAAAATTAAAAGCTGAGTTTGAAGACCAAAACTTAGAAATACCACGTCATCAAGATGTTCAAGATGATATGGGACAAATCAAAGTAATTAACGGCACCCCAAAAATAGACAAAGGTAGCACTAAAGGCACTGACGGCAGACAACGCCATGGCGATGTTGCAGTAGGTCTTGCTATGGCTGTTAGAGCAAGTTGGATGGAAGGTGCACCCATTGAATTTACCCCATTACCCAATAAACGCGACAGCTTTGAAGGTCGCGATGATAGCGACTACGGCGGCAATTATTCACAAGGTTGTTTTTAATGACTACTCAAAAAAGTAAAAGCGAAAATAAAATTCATGACATTAATGGTGTTCGATTTCGTATTAAGGAAATCACAAAGCCCCAAAGTGAAGACAACGCCCAGGTTGCTCAGTTAAAACGTGAGTTTGCTGAACACCCCAGTGCGGGACTTACCCCTGCTAAACTGGCTAGTATTACCCTTGAAGCTGAAAGAGGTAATTTAATGGCGCAGTCTGATTTAGCCGAAGATATGGAAGAAAAAGACAGCCATATTTTTGCTGAGTTAGCTAAGCGTAAAAACGCCTTGCTTACCGTGCCTTGGTCTATTGTGCCACCCCGTAATGCTAGTGATGCAGAGAAGAAAGACGCTGAACTAATTGAAGAGATATTGCGTGATGGTAACTTTATTGATGACACCATCTTTGATATGGCTGACGGTATTTTAAAAGGCTTTAGTAATTTAGAAATGGCTTGGGAACGCCGCGATGCTTTATGGGTACCTGAAAAAATTGAACATAGGCCAGCACGTTGGTTTATGGTTGACCCCGAAGACCAAAACATTTTGCGTTTACGTGACCAAAGTTTTAACGGTGCTGAGCTGCGCCCGTTTAATTGGATACAACATCAACATAAATCTAAGTCTGGTTACATTGGCCGAGCTAATCTAATCCGAGTATTAGCATGGCCCTATTTATTTAAAAATTACAGCGTACGTGACTTAGCTGAATTTCTTGAAATATATGGCATACCTGCCCGTATAGGTAAATATCCTACAGGTGCAGGTACTGCTGAAAAAGCCAGTTTGTTACAAGCTATTATGTCAATCGGACACAATTCAGGCGGTATTATTCCCAAAGGAATGGACATTGAATTTGCTCAAGCTGCAGGTGGACAAGGTGACCCATTTGAAATAATGATCTCCTGGTGCGAACGTAGTCAGTCTAAAGCTATTTTGGGTGGCACCCTAACCAGCCAAGCCGACGGTAAAAGCTCTACTAACGCATTAGGTAACGTTCATAACGAAGGCCGAATAGAATTGCGTAATAGCGATTGCCGTCAAATTGCCAACACATTAACGCGGGACTTGGTCAAAACTATTTATATTTTAAATGGAAAAAGCTATAAAAGTGATCGTCGTTTCCCTCGTTTTGAATTTGATATTCAAGAGCCTGAAGACTTAAAATTATTTTCTGAAGCTCTGCCTGTACTGGTCGATTACGGCTTTAAAATTCCCCTTGCTTGGGCGCAAAACAAAGTGCAAATACCGTTAGCTGAAAAAGATGAAGCGGTAATGATGTTAGCTAACCAACCGCCTGAGCCTGAAAAAGAGAAAGCTAAGTCGCAAAAAATGGCCATCACTAAGTTAGCCGCTTTAAAAGCTAAGTCAGCAAAACCAACGACTGATGAATTGGACGGTTTAACTAACCAGTTAAGCTCAAATATGTCACCTGTGTTAGCGAGCTTTACCAATGAAGTGCAGCAGCTGGTAGAGAACGCAACCTCTCTTGAAGAGCTTAGTGCGGCACTAGCTAGTTTAGATTTAACTGTTGATGAAGCCAGCGAGGTAATGCAACAAGCATTTTTTGCCAGTGAATTAAGTGGCATGTATGACGTTGACATGGATGCAACAAAGGAAAACGAATAATGCTTACCCGATTCATTAAGCGTTATGAGCGTTGGTACAACCGCTATCAATTTAATCGCTTGTCAGAAACAGATAGAAAGATTTTTCGTTTTCTTGAGTTAGATCCCGATTCATTAATTAAACGTGGTGAGATATGACCGAATTTATTATGTTAGATATAAGTTTTCAAGATTTCGTTTTTTATCTTTTTTTAATTCCTCTTTCTTCTGTTGTTGGTATGTTTTGGACTACACGTATTTTATATGTGTGCATGCTGATAAGAGATATTTACGCTTGTTGTTTTTATCAATGTTTAGGCTTTGGAACTAAAAAAGGTAAAAATGGCGAAAAAGATAAAGAAGTTCCCATATTCAAAGTAAAAACTAATGTTGTGTATTTAGGGTTAACGTTTATCAGCCATCGTAAAGCGAGGAAAGCTAACAATGACAGCTAGATATGGCTCAGTACCTTTTACTGAAGCAATAGACTTCTTTCAAACAAAGTTAAACATACCAACAGAGCGTTGGAATGATTTGTGGCAAGGTGCCCATAATACGGGTTTTATGGTTGCCGGAGCCATGAAAGATGATTTACTCAATGACTTTAGAAAAGCCGTTGATAGTGCCATAGCGGAAGGTAAATCACTTTCATGGTTTAAAAAAGAGTTTCAAATAATAAAAGAACGCCATGGTTGGGATCATAACGGTAGTGCTGATTGGCGCAGTAAAGTTATTTACGATACCAACATGCGTCAAGCATATAACGCGGGGCGTTATGAACAACTGCAGCACTTTGACTTTTGGGAGTATCAACACGGTGACAGCATGTCACCGCGTCCTATGCATTTATCCTGGCATGGTTTGGTATTACCCAAAGCAGATTCATTTTGGGGAACTCACTTTCCGCAAAACGGCTGGGGCTGTAAATGCAAAGTACGTGGCCGTACCCAAGATTACATAGACCGTAAAGGCATTAAGGTAGGTAAATCGCCTAAAAAGGAACTTATTGATTGGACTGATAAAGTGACTGGCGAAGTACATCAAATACCAAAAGGCATAGACCCTGGTTTTGATTATGCCCCGCAAAAAAGTGCAGTTAAACAAAAGCAAAAGAAAGTAGCTACCCAAAAAGCTAAGCCCTATGAGCCACCACCACGCATTGCGCCAACCGCTTTTAGTACAGTGCCCGGTGCAGACATTCATGCCTTAAATAAAAAGCTTAGCGAGTTTGCACCGGCTAAAGCCCGTTTAGATCTTCTTGGTCAATTTTTAAATAAACACGACATTAAAACCTTGTTTCTCAAACAAGCTGAAATGGGCGCTAAAACCAAAGCATCACGTAACTTAGCACCACAAGTTCAGCCGTACTTAAATTTGGGTAGTGCAACGCATAGCTATTTCACCACCCGTAATGCATCAAGAACAAATGGCTTTACCTGGCGCAATAAAAATCATGTGGTTGTTAAAGTGAAAGCATCAACCCGATTTAATAAAGTGGTGTTTGAAGAACTCAGCGAAGCAGTAGAAAATGCTATATTATTAATGCGTGAAGGTGATAAGCAATGGTCACTTTCTCATATTGTAAGAGTAGCCAGTGAAAGCCGTGAACATGGTGGCGCTTTGGTGACTTGGCTACATGAAATTGGCCACCAAGTACATTACAAAGCGGGTAAGCCGAAAATGCCAGTGCCCTATGGTTATGGTGTTACCCAGTATAGTTTAATTAATGATTTTGAATGGCACGCAGAGCACTTTGCCATGTGGTTACTCAATCGCGAAGCTTTAGCCAAGTGGGATGAAGGTATCGCAGTATATTTTGATAAATTAATGAAGGCAGCACTTTAATGAATATGCTTGAGAAGTTAAGACAACAAAAAGTTAGTCGTGAAAATGCGAATGAAGCGGTAAGCGTAATTAACGATAAGTCGCTTAGCTTTAGTGAAAAGGTTAAGCGTGTGCAAGCACTTGAAGCCGAATCTTCTGCAGCTGAGCAAGTGCTTTTTGCTGAGGTTTATTCTAGTTTACATGGCATGGCCATCACACCAGAAGACATTAATTTAATGGCGGGTGTTTAATGGCTGGTGGTTTTGTTTCAGTTGATGTCATTGGCACCAAGTCGATAGCCAATGCATTAAACCGACTGTTAAGACAAGGCAGTGATTTAAGTCCAGCTCTTCGAGAAATAGGCGAACAGGTACTTGAGTCAACCCAACAACGTTTTACTGAAATGGTATCACCTGATGGTGAAGCATGGGATCCATTATCACCCCGCACCTTAGCCAAGAAGAACCGTCCAGACCGAATACTGACCGAAACAAGCATCTTAGCTGATACCTTAAACTTCCAACTGGGTAACGACCAAGTAATGATCGGCTCTAATCTAGACTATGCCGCTACCCATCAATTTGGCCGTGAAGCCGATGGTATTCCCGCCCGACCTTTTTTAGGACTTGCGCCATTCGAGCGTGTTGAAATTTTAGAGATATTACAAGCACACTTAATCGATTAGTTAACAGCGCCTAAAACGCCTTTTTAGCGATTAAACGCTATAAGTCGCCTAATGATATTCAAATTGAACTTTAAGCGCTGTATGCGTTTTATAAAAACTTTATAAAATAGCTCTATGGCTGATTTTAGTCTGTCAAAACCACTACTAGCATTTACCCCTCTCAAAGCAGTTGAAAATTACTAACTCAGGTTAATATTTAAAACCGCTCGATGTTGTCATTCTGGCAGCATGAAAAAAATACTTAACACAAAAATCAAACTACACCCCATTGCCGTTTTATCTGCGTCTAATGTTGGCGCTCAAAATATCGCTATTTTGGGTGCTGAACTTATTACGCAAGAAAGCGGTTTGGTTCAATTACTTCCTTCAGGAAAATTTAATGCTGTTGATGGTCGTCCTGCAGACGTAGCCGATAATCATTGGTTAATGGATGAAATTGCTTTTCAAGCATTAAAAGCCAATACACCACACCAAGAAGGTGATTTGGTTATTGACTATGAACACCAAACTCTTAAAGCCCCGGTAAACGGACAACCTGCAATCGCGTCGGGCTTTTTTAATATTGACGATGTGCGTTTTATTGAGGGTAAAGGTTTATTCATAAAGCCTAAATGGACTGAAAAAGCACAAGCGCATTTGAGCGCCGGTGAATACAAATATATTTCTGCCGTGTTTGGTTATGACGCAACCACTGGCCGACCTACCTATTTACATTCTGCTGCATTGGTTAATCGCCCAGGCGTTGATGGCATGAAGCCATTAACACTGCTTGCTGCAGATTTGTACTTAAAAAAAACCAATACCAACAACCAAAAGGACACTGCCGTGAATCCAATATTACTGGCGATATTACAAGCCTTGGGAATTAAAGTGGACGGTGATTTACCCACCGAGCCTGCTGCCCTAAGTGCACTAAACACACAAGTAACAACTGCCTTGGCAGCGTTACAAGCAGATGCAGGCAAAGTTGCTTCACTTAATGACCAAGTTGCTGTGTTAAGCGCAGGTCAAGCGAACCCTGCCACACATGTTCCAATTGCGGCGATTACTGAATTGCAAAACACAGTTGCTGCGCTACAAGCACAAGTAAGTGGTGGCGAAGTTGAAAAACTGGTTCAGCAAGGCTTAGCCGATGGTCGCATCATTGCTTCAATGGAAGGTTGGGCTACAGAGTTAGGCAAGCAGTCTGTTGCACAGCTTCAAGCTTATTTAGATAAATCAGCACCTATTGCCGCGTTAAGCGGTAAGCAGACAAAAGACTTAAACCTTGATGCTGAAGGCAACAAGTTAACGGGCGTTGCAGCACTGAGCGCCGAAGACAAAGATGCAGCAACTGCGCTTGGTATTTCTCATGAAGATTTTGCCAAGCAAAAAGATGCTGAATTAGGAGCTAAATAATCATGATTGTTACTTCAACAACACTTAACGCTTTGCGTACTGGTTTTAGTAAACATTTTCAAGACGGTAAAAATGGTGTTAAACCACAATTTACTAAAATTGCCACAATTATACCTTCAACAACAGCCACTAATACTTATGGCTGGTTAGGTGAATGGCCAGGCTTTAGAGAATGGATTGGTGATCGTGTTCACAAGTCAATGAAAGAGCGAGATTACACCATTGCTAACAAAGACTGGGAAAGCTCAGTAGATGTACAACGTAATCATATTGAAGATGACCAGCTGGGCATTTACGACCCTATGTTTAAAGAAGCTGGCCGTGCAACTGAATTGTTTCCTGACGAATTGGTATTTCCACAATTGGCATTAGGTGAAACAACCACTTGTTACGACGGTCAGTTCTTCTTTGATTCAGACCATCCAATCAATGCAGAAGTTGATGGTAGTGGCGCTGATGTTAGCGTGACAAACATGATAGTTGATGTCGTTTATACAGGCGACACCTGGTACATGATGTGTACTAGTCGTGCTTTAAAACCAATTATTTATCAAGAACGCAAAAAGCCACAATTTACAGCGATGACAGCCTTAACTGATGAAGCCGTTTATACAGCGAAAAAGTTCCGTTATGGCATTGATTTACGCAGTAATGCTGGTTTTGGTTTTTGGCAAATGGCTATCGCAATCAAAGCCGCACCTACGCCTGATGTTATTTGGCAAGCGATGGAGTTGATGAAGTCTTTCACTGCTGATGGTGGTCGTAAGCTTGGTCTAGTGCCTGATTTAATTGTTGCTCCATCATCTATTGAAAAAACACTAACACGCATTTTAGAGCGAGAGCTTTATGAAGAAAATGGCGCAGCAGTAACTAATGAGCTTAAAGGTAAGTTTGAATTGCTTGTAGCACATCAACTTTAAATACGGTTGAGTTAACTGGGTTAGATATACCTTTCCCTGGGTGTTTGGCCACCAACGAGTGTGGTGGCCTTTTTTTTAATATTAATTGAGTACACAAAATGACTAAATTAACACTGGTTGCTATAGCTGTTATTTGTTCAAGACCTTCAGGTTATCGTCGAGCAGGTTTTTCCTTAAATCAAGGTGAGAACTTAATAGATGCTAACAAAACACAATATGACGCATTAGATGCTGATAAACACTTAACAGTTTCAATGGTATCGGACAACGTAGAGTTTGATGATGCCCCTCTTAATAATGGTGATTTAGAAGACCAAATTACAATCTTGAAAAATAAAGTGACCGAGTACTCATCGATGTTGTCAACCGCATATGACGACATTAAAGAACTTGAAGAGCAGCTTGCCACTGCTTTAGCGGCTAACAGTGATCATAAAGTGAATGTTGGTGAAATCGGTAAGGTTGTCGAAATGGATTTTTCTTGGGCACCTGAGCCATTAGCGCCTTGGATTGCAGCTCTCCATGAAATGCACACACAAACGCCTTTAACTAAACGCCCTACGGTTGCAGAGCTAGAAGTTGAAGTACCTGGTGATGGTGAGCGTGAAGCTTTTATGCATAAACCAACTGCAGCTCAAGCTGATGAAGCTTGGGCTTACTACTCAGATAACGTTATTAATCACGTTCCTGATAGCGCTAAAGGTTAATCACTATGTTGTATTGCAGCAAGCAAGGTTTAATTGACCGCTTTAGTGAAGATGAATTAGTTCAACTTACTGACCGTGACAGTTTAGGCGTTATCAATGATGAAGTACTAAACAGAGCGATTGAAGATGCCAGCACTGAAATGGACGCGTATTTATCGCGCTTCAATTACAGTGCTGACAACTTGCCCAAGTCACTTAAACCGCTTGCTTGCGATATTGCTCGTTATCGTTTGTACGATGAAGAGCCAATTGAGCATATAACTACTCGCTACAACAACGCCATTAAGTTTTTAAAAGCCGTTAATAAAGGTGAAATCACTATTGGTACCACCGATGCTGATACTGAAGTAACCAGTACTGATTTAGCTGAAATGCAAAGTGCTGGCACTGTGTTCTCTCGTGACAAATCCAGCGGTTTTATTTAGGGGCTAAGCAATGATTGATGAAATTATTACTCAGTTAACAGCCGCCACCTTAAATGATAAGCCTTTATATAAAAACGTTGAAGAAGCCATCGATTTAGCGACAGCAATGAAAGGCAGCATAAAAAATTCACCGGTTGCTTATGTTATTGAGATAAACCGTCGCCCTGGTAAAAATGCTCGGGACATGGGGCCAGCTTTACAAAAAATAAGCACCACCATTGGCGTAGTTGTCGGCATTAGCAAACGAAATGATGTTAGCGGACTGAAAGCGAAAACGATGGCTGAGCCAATACTCAAAGAAACCCGTAACGCCTTATTTGGTTTTACCCCCAATGGCGCTGAGCCACTGTTACTTGGTGCTGCAGATATCATCGGTACAACTGACCATGCACTGTGGACGTTAGAGCGATTTACCACTGAACATTTTGAGGAAGCAAGCCAATGAGCAAACCAACACTATTAAACAAACGCCAAGGCGGCAGCTATACCAAAAACCCCGAAACGGGTGAAATCAACTTGATAGAGCAAACCACGCATCAAGAAATCACCGGTTTTGAAAATGTAGGTTCGACTTCAGTCGTACAAGCCGTCAAATCACCAGCTAAAAAAGCCCAGGCTAAATAAGGACGCTAACCATGAAATTTAGTGAAAAATTATTACTCGCAAAAATTGAAGCCACTTATGGCGTAGATTCGTCACCCGGTGCAACCAATGCCATTTTAGCGAAAGACGTTGAGCTAACACCGCTTGAAGCGGAAGCCTTAGAACGTGGTTTAGTTAAACCGTATTTGGGCGCTGATGAATCTATTATCAGCGGTGAGCATGTGCTTATTAGCTTTAAAATCGAATTTCAAGGCAGTGGCACAGCGGGAACAGCTCCCGCATGGGGGCCTTTAATCCGCGCCTGTGGTTTTGCCGAAACGATTGCGGCAGTAACGTCTGTTGAATATGATTTAGCGGCAAGTAATTACGAAAGTGCCACGCTGTATTTCAATATGGGCAAGAACCTACACGCCATGAAAGGTGCACGCGGTAATGTCAAAGTTAGTTTAGAAAAAGGCATTCCGTACCTAGAATTTAATTTTATTGGCCTTTGGGTAGATCCAACCCAAGTTGCTGCAGTAACGCCAAATTGGTCACTTTGGCAAAAACCGACACCAACGGGTGTTGGCCGCACTTCAGGTTTTAGCATCAATGGCTTTGCCGCTAAACCTTACAAACTATCGGTTGATGTGGGTCAAGACGTTAAATTTATTGAAACATTAACGACGCAAAGCGTTGATATTAATGAGCGTAAAGCCAGCGGTTCAGTCAGCATTGAAGCGCCTGACTTGTCAGTTAAAGATTTCTTTAGTGATGCTAAAAACTCCACTACGGGTGCCTTGGCTATTCAACACGGCCAAGTGTCTGGTCTTATCTGCAAAATTGATTGCCCTAAAGTACAAGTTAAAGCCCCGAAATATGGCGATAACGAAGGCACGGCCAGTTTAGATATGGATTTGATCTTAATTCCGACCAGTGCCGGCAACGACGAAATAAAATTGACCTTAACTTAAAGTAATCAAGGACGTTGAAGGCGTAGCTTCGCTGGAGTCAGGTTTCTTTGGCAAGGATGCCACCTTAATCCCTTTTAATGGCTGTTTAAACAGCCTTTAATTTTATAGAGAGTTCCCATGTTTACAATAATGAATAATCCCATTGTGTGGTGGCCTGTTGTTATTAACATGCCAATTGATGGTGGTGAAACATCAAAGCACGAAGTCAGTTTGCAGTTCGAAATTTTAACCGAAGATGAATATGACGAGATAGTAGTAAAGGGTGAGAAAGCTATTTTAAAACGTGTCATTAAAGCGTGGAAACATATTGATGATATTGACAAAAAGCCCCTTGAATTCACCGTTGATAATCTGGATATGTTATTGAAAAAAAGCTTTGTACATCGTTCATTTATGGTTGGTTATCTCAACGCCGCTATTGGTGAAGTAGTAAAAAACTAACAGCCGCTGCTAAAGACTGGGCAGCGGCACCTCTTGTAGAGAGCAGCACAATTAAAGAGATGAAAGCCCACGGTGCACCCAAGGAAATTATCGACGAGTTAACCAAAGTGAAAAACTTTGGCGTGTTCCCACAAAATTGGCCCGTTGTTGTGTGGTTTGTTCAAGTTTGCGATTTGATGCGCTATCGCAGTGACGGTGCATGTTTAGGGCTTGATTTACCACAAATTGAGTCAGACGCAAAGCTAAGTGAACGATGCTTTACCAAAGCACATTACAACGGTTTGCGCATCATGAGTAGGGCAGCCGCTAGAGCATTAAATAAGGTAAATGATGACTGATTTAAAACTAGGTATTGTTTTTGATGTTAAGAACGGCAGATTCAAGTCTGAAGTTAAAGAAAATACTCAAGCGTTCGATAAGTTCAGCGTTTCTACCGAACAAGCGTCAACAACGACCAAGCATTTTGATAAAAGCTTAGGCCTTTCAAATTTTACCTTAGCGAAAACTAATAAAGTCACTCAAGCCGTCGGTCGCGGTATAGAGATGATGAAAAAAGAGGTCAAACAAAGCGCCTCTGTTGTCAATGTGTTTGCTAAAGAAGCTCAAGGTGCGGCAACTAAAGTAAACCAGTTTGATCGTAACACTAAGCAAGTCACGCCTAAGGTTCGAAGCCTAGGTTCATCAACGCAAAAAGCAGCTGGTCAAGCCCGTCAGTTTAATGCCGCCATTGACGACACCAATACCAAGTTATTTAAAACCAATAAAGTTGCCACAGGTGTTAAAAACGCTATTGCGGGTCTAGCAGCTGGTTTTGGTGCCATTCAACTTGGCAAAGGCTTAGTAACCGAACTCGCTGCCTTTCAAGACATTCGTACCCGTTTACAAGGTCTTTCTACCGATGCATCAGATTATGCCGATAAAGAACGCTGGTTAATTGATTTAGCTACCGAACATCATAAAGAATTAAACGGCCTAGCTGATGGTTATAGTCGCTTATCGACATTAACCCAAGAAAAAATCATCACTGATGGCCAAGCCAGAGACATGCTGGAGGGCTTATCAAATGCAGCGGCACAAAATGGTGCTGGAACGGCTGATTTAGAGCGAGTTTATTACGGTTTAGCCCAAGCACTTGGCCAAGGCGTAGTGCAAATGCAAGAAGTTAATCAGGTGGTTGAACCCTTACCAGGCTTAATGACTAAATTAGCTCGTGCTGCAGGTGAAGAGACTGGCGCAGGATTTAAAGCCCTTATTGCTTCAGGCACCATAACCTCTGAAGTGTTCGGCACTTTATTAGTTAAAGCGTTAAGCGAATACGATGGCGCTGCCGCTAAAACCGCAGATAACATTAATGCCAAATACCGTGACATTAAACTTGAATATCAATTATTAGCCGTTGAATTAGAACAACCAATTAATGGTGCCTTATTGCCAACGCTTGATGGTTTAGCTTCGGGGCTATCATTCCTTAAAGACCATGCGACAGCTGTTATTACCATTTTACAAGGGGGTCTTGTTATTGCTGCTGGTCATGCGACCACCGCAATTATAGCGAAAACATCGGCTACCGCTAAAAGCATCATTGCTGCACGTATTAGTACGCGAGCATCAAGGCTACAGGCACAAAGTGAGTACAATTTAGCAGTGGCTTACAAAGCATCTGCTGTAGGTAGTGTACAAAATTCACTTGCAGACAAACGATTAATTGCCAGTAAAACGGTATTAACTGCTGCAACGAATAAAGCAAACTTCGCCCTTAGAGCGGGTGGTGGTGCGATGGCATTACTTGGCGGTCCAGTGGGTGTTGCTATGTTAGCGGCTTTTGCTGTTGGCACTTATGCCATGAGCGCTGCTGATGGCGCGAGAGAGAGTACCAACTTAGCCAATAAAGTCAGCTTAGCGAATAAAAAACTGACCGAATTAACTACTAAACAATTACGCTTAAGATTGTTCGAACTTGAAAATGATCCCGCGGCAGAAATTGACAAAGTTCGCTTAAAAGCCCTTAAAGCCCAAGAAGAATATAATAAGGTTCAAGCAGCGCGTGGTTTTAAAAATCCTAATAAAGAATCTGAAAAAACAGTATTGAATCGTGATGTTGAAATTGAAGCATTAGAACTTAAGCTATCAAAAATAACCACCTTAAAATCCAAAATAGAGACATTACTAGCCAAGCCATCAGAAGGACAAAAGCCAGAAGCACCCACTACCCAAAGCGGCAAAGTATTAGACGTATTTAAAGACCAAGAAGCCGCTTTTAAAAGACAGCTGAGTTTACTCGGTAAAACCACAGAATTGGCCAAAGCCGAGTATGAAACTCAGCTAGGTAAGTACAAAGACTTACTCCCAGGTCAAAAAGAAACGATCGTTAATTTGGCTAAAGAAGTTGATGCTAAAAAAGCAAGCATCGCAGCGGATAAACAAGCGCTTCAACAATCTGAACAACTTGAACAATCTGCACAAAGTTATGCCGAGACACTCCAGCGAAAATTATCTCTTTCAGGTGAAGTGACTAATGTTCAACAACTGGCTTATGAGCTAGAGAATGGCAGTTTAATTGGCATTAACGACCAATTAAAAGAGCAATTAATGTTAAAAGCTCAGCTTGCAGATAGAGTTGAAGCCGATGCCGAAAAACAGTTGCCTTTTTGGGAGCAGATGAATGAGCACATTGCGAGTACTACTGAAAATTTTGATGTGATGTGGGGTAATTCATTTGACCGTTTTGCTCAAGGTATTGGTGATGCGACAGCAACGTCAATAATGGAAGGTCAGAGTTTTAGTGATGCCATGAAAAATATTGGTCGCTCAGTTATTAAAGAAGTAATCTCAGGCATTGTACAAATAGGTGTTAAAAAACTCGCTCTATTTGCCATTGAGAAAGTCATTAATAAAGGCACTGCTACTTCAGCAGCTATGGTGATGTCGGCTAATGCTTCAGCAACTGCCATGCAGGCTGGTTTAGCTACTTTTGCATCTATTTCGGCTATTCCTGTTCTTGGCCCTGCTGCAGCTCCTGCTGCCATGACGGCAGCATTAGCGGTGGCAGGCCCTATGGCTGGTGCTATTACCGCTGCTTCAGCAGGTATGGCAGGCATGGCTCACGATGGTATTGACGAAATCCCTCGCGAAGGTACCTGGTTACTTGATAAAGGTGAACGCGTAGTTGATAGCCGCACCAACCAAGATTTGAAACAAGCTTTAAAATCTGGAAACAACTTAGGCGGCTCAAAGGTCACGGTAAACCTTATCGAAGATGCGTCGAAAGCTGGCCAAGTTTCGCAAAGCAAAGGCTTAAACAATGAAGACGTTATCCGCATTTTTGTCGCTGATATTCGTCAAGGTGGTGATAGCGCCGACGCTGTAGAAATGACCTATGGACTACAAAGGGCGGGAACGTAAATGTCACAATTAATATTAATTAAATACCCAAGTAACTTACCTTCTCCTTTATTAAGTACACATAGCTTAAAGCAGCAATCAAACCTACTACGGACAAAAATGGACTCAGGCCACGCCAGAGTTCGCCGTCGTTTTAAATCAGTACCCACCATTATGGCTGCTAGTTGGCGCTGTAAAGCAGAAGAAGCGGCAGTCTTTGAAGGATTTATTACCCACGCTTTGGGCGGTGGTGTTTCTCGCTTTTTAATGAATGTATTAACCCCACTTGGCGTGATTGAACATGAGGTTAGATTTATTACTAGCCCGTTAGAAGACTACCAACCCATTAGCGCCACTTGGTGGGAGTACAAAGCAAAAATTGAAATTAAACGCGTAGTGCTTAATGAAGAGCAAACCGCAAGCGCGTTATTAACGCCACAAACAACAGCCCAATTCACCGACGGCGTAAAAGCGTCGATTGAAAGTTATCAGGAGTAAAAGAGAATGTCAGATTTTTTTGATTTGGTGGCAAGCTTACAAGCAAGCGTTGACGATTTAGACAGTATTGTCTCGGGTGGCGATACTGAAACGGTGAGTGTTAATGGCGTGAGTAAGGACACTATCTCCAAAGCAATCAAAGATAAATTTACAGAATTGCTGACAGGTCAGCGTAGCGGCGTTATTAGTTTTACTACCTATGCCTTATTAGATGCGTATACACCAACAATCGAGCAACGAACGGCCTCATTCAAAGTATCTAACGATACCAATACCTCACTTAACGGTTTTTACCATTGGGTAAGCGGTACTGCTTATGTTAAAGATGAAGATTTAGCTAATGGAGTTGTTGTGTCTGACAACCTCGATGCAACAAGTGGTGATACTGTATTTACTGCAATAAATAACAGTGAAAGATCGATAGGTATTTTCGCAACAAATTTAATGAATAACGGTATCTTTCAAGAAGGGCATTCGGGATGGAATAGCCAACGGTGGACAAGTTTTACGGTAAATGGGGTGTTTATAGGCGAGTCGAGTGGTGTTGGTTCGTGGTCATATACTCGAAGATACCCACCAATGAGCATCGGAAATCATTACTACTATAGTTATCACATACACACATCAAGAGCGTTGGAAGCTAGAGTTATTATACAAGGTGCTGAGGATTTACAGGCTATTGATGCGGGTATTTGGACTAGGGTGTCAGGTATTGTGGTTGGCACTAGTGCCACAGGTCAGGCTTTATTTGGGGCGTACGGTACAGCAGCAGGCGATATTATTAAAATGGATAATATCGTGTTACTCGATTTAACCGCTACCTTTGGCGTGGGTGTTGAGCCTAGTGTATTAGAAGTTGATACGCTAATGAAAGCATACCAAAATCATTACTTTGATGGTGATGCATCGTTGGTGAATAGTAAAAGTATCATGCCACTCAATGATATTAATCGAACTAACTCGATTAATATCACTAAACTAATACCGTTAGCCTCTGGATATTATGACAGTGGCAGTGCCAGGTTGGCAGTGCCACAAAATTTGAGAGTGGGCGGTATCAGTGTTTCATACCAAACATGCTTGAACCAATGGCGAGAAGATAGATTTATTTCAAATGACACCGCAAACTGGGATATGGCAAAATACTGGTTAAGCGAAATAAATAACGTAGACTTATATAAACAAAACACAGGTTACGGTGTAGTAGGCTCAGGCCTATACGTTGACTTGGGTACTGAAATTATTGAGTCTTATTCGGGAGATGTGTACTTTGAATTTGTCATGAAAGCATCATCTAATAATCCAACACCTGATTTAACACAGTTATATGGTGTTGGACTAACTTCACCATCATCTTTTAAAACTTATCTAAGACGAAGATTTGCCTCACGGTTTGAATTTACAGTATATGACAGCAACGGCACTAGACATATTGCACAAATGGATACTGAAGTTGATAAACCAACTCACATGATTATTTTTATTGTTGGGGAAGTGCTTACTTATTGTGTTAATGGCGTGATAATCGGTACCATGCCGATAGTCGGGGGCATGAAAGAATACCCAGGCCAATCGGCATGGTTAAGAACACTAGAAAGTACCTACTTATTTAGAGTGGGGAGCACTACCAACATAAACCCAGAAGAACGCTTTAACAACGGTAAACCATTGGAGTACGTTGCTACAGATGCCATTTATGAAACTAAAACAGACGGTATTAATCCTGAATATTTAAAGGATAATGTCAGTAAATTATATTTAGATTATATTGATGCAAGCGCTACGTTAATCACTGAAAACCCATACCCTAATGAGGTTATAGGCTCAGGCCCACCGAGTATTATTCCTCAGTTTATCAGGCAACGTTATTTCGACACCTTATCGAAGGTAGAGCACATAGCCTTTGGCCGTGGTACTTTAGCCGATTGGTATTCATTAAGCACATCGAGAGAAGTCGATAACAAACAGGAAATACTTGTATCAGGCGCTAATATCAAGACGATTAACAATGTGTCTGTTCTCGGTGGAGGTAATCTTACAGTCGGTGATGGTGGTGTGTCAGTTGAAACCAAGGAAGCCGAAAATGTCACCGCTTACGGCGCGGTAGGTAATGGCATTGTCAACGATACCGTAGCTATTAAAGCGGCACAGGCAGTAGCAAAAGTGAGTGGTGTCCCCGTAGTATTCCCCGGTAATAAAGAATACCTTATTACTGAGGGGTTAATTCTGGAAAACGGTATGGAGCTACTTGCGTTTAGTGGCGCTAAACTTAAAAGACCTGTGCCGGTTACTCAATATTTAGCGGCTGATATGGTTATTGGGCAAACTTTTGCCATTGTTTCTAACGGCTCTGCCTATGCTGTAGGTGTTGAGTTGGCAATACTCAAGCTAATTAGTGGCGGCGTAACTCACGGAATAATTAATGATATTGTCGGCAATACTTTATATTTTACACCGCGGCCTGGCTATTCTGGTGCTGTTGCAAATCACAAAGTCGCAGAAGGTGCGATGGTAACAACTGCTTTTTCGATGGTTACGACAAACAAAACAGTCGACACAGTAAACAATATTGTTGATGGTTTCAGTTTTGTTACTCAATCACAACCATCTGATCCTGATTATTATTTTTTAGCTATTATTCACTTTAATGCTGAAAGTGCCAATGCAACCATTCAGAATAATAAAATAGATGGCTCAGGCTCAGATGGTATATCACTGCAATGTCGTGACCGTATGATATTTAGGAATAATGAATTAACTGACATTAACACTAATGCAATACATTTTGGCTCAACCGGTACTGAAATTATCATTGATGATAACAAAATAACGAGAGCAGGTCGAAACGGCGTATTTCATTGCTACAATAACGACAGGGTTACCATTACTAATAATCATTTTACTGAGTGTAAGTGGGGTGTTGCTGAAATGGATTCGCAAGACTTTCTTGGTGATAGGAACTCAATTATTGCTCACAACACTTTTGAAAATTGTGAGTTGGGTATAGGTATCAATGGTGGTTACGGTATAACAATTGACACTAATATATTCACAAAAATGGAATTAAACGCGAGAGGTGTAGAAATATCAAGTTCGTATAAAGGTGCTGTAAATGTAAAAGGTAATACTTTTTCTGAGTTTAAGGCTAACTATGTTGGTGATTGTATTACAGTTAATGATGCTGCGAACTGTAATATTAACGGCAACATAATTAGTGAATTTGTCGGCTCGGGTATACCTATTCATTTACAAGATACTAATGGCCAGTGTGACCGCATTATGGTTAGTGGAAATAATATTGAAAGTTCGGGATTGATTGGTATTAAAGCATCAAACACGTTGAACTGTATGATTTCCCCTAACATCATAAAAGTAGCCACAGGCGGTACACCTGTATTATTAACAGGAACAAACTCAGGCTTGGTAGATTTGGGTAGTGTAAAAGTAAACTCTTAATGTTATATCTTTTATCGTACACAAAATAACGCAATTCATAAGGTTTTAACATGAGTAATGTACTTCAAACCCTTTACGCCTCTGCCCCAGTAAATGATTTAATCATTCACACATTGGAGCTAAAAAACCCTGATTTTAACGTTGAGGGACATGTTGTCGGCTCGGTTCATTTAGTGCAAGGTTTTGATGATGTGACCGCCACGTTGGAAGATGCTACGAGCGCCACATTTAAATCGTCAGGGTTTGGTGTGTCATTGCCGCAAAAATCAATTAAAGGTCGTCAAGATTTAAACTTTTCAATTGATAATGTCACCGGTGAAGTGCTTAAAGCCATTGATGCCGCCATTGAGGGAGGTAATAAAATCATTGTTATTTATCGCGCTTATGCGGGCAGTGACTTAAGCGCACCAGGGCAACCCCCCATCGTTATGACAGCAACAGCAATTAAAGCGGATTTTTCTTCCGTTAGTATTAGTGCAAGCTTTCATGATTTAGTGAATAAAGCATGGCCGTTTCGTCGTTATACGCCCAACTTTGCACCGGGGCTTAAATATTATGGTTAATGTTGTTAATAATGTAGTTAACAATAGTTTTGTTAGCCAACATTGGGCGGATAGTTACTTAACTATCCCTTATGTTGATGGTGGACGCGATCCTGTTATTGGTCTTGATTGTTGGGGCTTAGTGCGCGATGTATTGTACCAACATTTCAAATTACCTTTGTTAAAGGACTTTGGCGGTATTCATGCAGATGACAAAGCCAGTATGACGCGTGCTTATCGTCACCTTAAAAACGCCTTTTCGCCTTGTAATCCAATAGAGGGGGCTATTGCGGCGGGGTTCAATGGTGACGCGTTAATTCATGTAGGCGTAGTTGTTGAAATTAACGGCTTGCATGTACTCCATACCAGCTCGAAGCATGGCATGAGTAAATGCAGTGTGCGCCGTTTTAATCGTTTATTCTCAAAAGTGAAATATTATGCTTACAAGTGAAACCACAATATTAAAAAAAACTGTTAAACCGCAAATATTGGTTTTCCCAAACAAGTTGGATAATGAACTTTTTGAAACAAATAGTGGTGAAGTTGGGCAAACATTGCATAGCTGGTTAATTGATAACGTGCCTGCCTATATTGTGCAAGCAGTGCCATTATTTAGCGCTACGTTAAATAACCAGGCATTTGAGCAGACGCAATGGACGTCATATCAATTAAAATGCGGTGATACGTTAGCGTTAACGGTTGAAGCTAAAGGTTTAGTCATTTCCATGGCCATCATTGCCGTTATTGCCGTTGGTGCGGCAGTGTATATGTCAAGTCAAATACCCGACAATTACAACAGCACAACGCCTGATGGCTCCTCTATTTATGATTCAAATGTACAAGGGAATAGACCACGTTTAATGGGGGTTATTCCTGAATTAGCCGGAAGACATAAAATATTCCCCGACCATTTAAACATGCCACGACGTGAATTCATTGATAACGAACAATGGGTTTTCTTAATGTTAGCTGTGGGTGTTGGTGAGCATGAACTGAATGCAAATGAAATTTTTATAGGCGATACACCTGTTATAAATTATGCAGGTGATATTTTTTATGACATATTCCCACCAGGCGTAGATGTCACTAGCCATGAAGCCTTTAGAAATGTTTATACCAGTGCAGAGGTTGGTAGCACGTCGGGAACAGCTGGGATTGAATTGAAAGGCATAGTCTCAACCACCGGCGAAGGCTTTATTTGGACGTTTAATGGCAATACTATTACATGTTATAAAAAGCACAGTATACGCGGCTTAACTATGTTAAGAACCGAAACGTTCCCTTTTCCCGCAGGTAACATGATTACTATTACGGAAAGCGCCGCTAATAATGGCGACTATCGCGTAGTATCTGATGATGATTATAACGCCACGCTGCAAAAAGTAGATGCGCAAGGTGATGATGATAATTCGTGGACGTCATTTACTACCGCCTCTAAAGTTACTGCGGTAATAAATGTTTCGGCGGGTGTAGGTGATGGCGAGTATAACGGCCCTTTTTATTCATGCCCTAAAAACGAAACCACTAACACTATTTGGTTAGATTTTAAGTTGCCGCAAGGGTTAGGGGAAATATCAGACGAGGGTGATTTTTTAAGTCGAACTGTTAACATAAACATTCAATACCGAAAAGAAGGTGATATAGCGTGGACTGATATACCGTATTCCTTTACTAATTCAACCAATGACGAATTAGCTGAAACACTAAAAATTGATTTACCCAGTGCTATTCGCCCCGAAGTGCAGATAAAACGTGCTACAGGCGCAGAAGATGACACCCGTATTTATGACAAAGTTGAATGGACAGCGCTCAAGTCAGAATTAGATAGCGCCACCAGTTATGTAGACGTCACAACAATAGCGATTAAAGTTCGCGGCACTAATTCGTTATCAAACTCATCTGAGAATAAATTCAATGTAATTGCTACCCGTAAACTACCTATTTATATCGGTGGTGAGCAAAATGGCGGATGGACAGCGCCCCAAGCAACCACAGACATTGCCCCATTTTTCGCCCATGTTATTAAAGATGTAGGGCATAGTGATCAGCAAATAGGGCTTGATGAAGTATCACGTTTACATAGTGTGTGGCAGGGCCGCAACGATGAATTTAACGCGGTCTTTGATAATGACAGCACCTTGTTTAATGTCTTAAAAAGAGTGTTGTCGGCAGGCTTTGCTGAGCCAACACTCGACTATGGGCAAATAATCCCCGTACGTGACGAGCCGCGTACGGGCTTTGATTACATGTATCAGCCTGAGAACATGAAAACCCCGCTTAAGCGTGAAACAAAACTGTTTGACCCCGACGAGCCTGACGGTATTGAAGTCGAATATTTTAGTCATATAACCTGGAAACCTGAAACCGTACTTTGTTTGCTGGGTGATGAATTAGGCATTAAACCTAAAAAAGTGCGTGCTTTTGGTATCACCAATAAAGCTAAAGCGTGGCAATTCGGTATGCGTAAACGCCGAGAAATACGTTATCGCCGCACTAAATATAATTTCACCACTGAAATGGATGCGCTTAACAGTAGTTATTTAAGTTATGACGCATTGGCCGACGACATACCAGGTTATTCGCAAACGGGTAAAGTGATTGGTGTTAAGGGTAGAGAACTTGCACTAAGTGAGCCGCTTGAATGGAACAGTGGGACACATTTTATATCACTACGAAAACCCGATGGTACGTTATCAGGACCCTATATTTGCACCGTGAATAGTGTTGAAGACAGCGTACTACTAACAACCGACTTAGACTTTACCCCAGATTGTTCGGGCCGGATGGAATTATCAATCTTTCAATTTGGTGTGGCTAATAGATGGTGTTTACCTGCGCTAATCATGGACATTAAACCCAGTGGCACAGAGAAAGTGAGCGTAACAGCCGTTAATTATGATGCTCGGGTTTATGCGGATGATGATAATTCGCCGCCTGTGTAATGGCGTAATAAATACAATGTATTTACTAAGTAAGTATTAAATAACTCTTTGGAGGGTTTATGGGTTTTTTTGATGGTTGGTTATCTGGCCCCGCTTCACCTATTGAGGCAATAGGCAAAGCGGGTGATTCTTTATTTACTTCCGACGAGGAACGTTTGCAGTTAAGTAATGATTTAGAAGAGATAAAGCAAAAGCCGCATTTAATGCAAGCTTTAGCGAATGTTACCGCCGCAAATCATAGAAGTGTTTTTGTTGCGGGTGGCCGTCCGGCGCTTTTATGGGTTGCTGCGCTCGGGTTGTTTTTCTTTTTTCCTGTCAAATATGCTTTTGGCACTATGTTATGGATAAGGCATTCTTGGGATGCTGATAAGTTGTTAGCTTTTCCGTTTTCGGGGGATGGATTAATGGAGTTGGTTGGCATGTTGTTGGGGCTTGGGCTTATGCGAACAGCCGAAAAATTAACAGGTAAAGCTAAGTAACCAAGCAGTGCATTGTCATTGAAAACAGTGGGGTTTATGATCAGCAAAGATTACATTAACCACGAATTGATTTTCACAGGCTTTGGTTCAGATGGCATACACCTACTTTATAGAGAGTACACGTTTAATGACATGGCTCGCACCGCATTTCAGCAAGAGTTGGTATACCCTATTAACTCAAAAGAAATAAGATTCAGGAATTACAATATTAAAGTAGCACCCAAACTACCATCAGAACTAACATACACGGTAATGTCTGAATAAGAATAAACCTGGGAAGCTGTTCAAAGATTAATTAAAAAGACCATCGAGCGTAAGCAAGATGGTCTTTCATTATGTGCAAAAGTGTTTCATTATACGCAACAATTAGTTTTCTCAGTTATCGCAGTTTTATAACTAAGTTTTCGCGCTCGGCATCATTTTGCCCCTTAACGAGGGCTTTAGCATTACTTGGAACATTTATGGAAGAATCTAACTTTTTATGGGAGCACTTTAAGCTTCACGCAGATCAAAGAATTAAAGCATTTAATTTTTTTGTTATATTATCAATTTTTGCAGATGGTGGTGTGTTCACTGCTATAGCTAAAAGCTTCCCCCCATATTTGTTGATTGTCTTAGGTTTTTTTATAATCGTATTATCAGGAATTTTTTGGATACTGGATATCCGCTCTCATAACTTGGTAAAGCTCTCTTATAAAGGGCTTAAAAAATATGAATCATCATTGGCTATTGAAAGTAGACTTTTTACTTTAGATTCAAGAAGGAAAAAAGGAATTTTCAGTTACACGAAAGCATTTGCACTTTTATTTAGCCTTCAAACTGCATTCGGCTTATTTGTTATGACACTAGGCTTGGTTAAAGCGTTATGCTAAGCACTTCAAACGGAACAAAACCTAATCCGAAGTCTCGATTGTCTTTAAAAGCTAATGTCTCGAATGTGGTAAATGTGATCATTAGCAATGTGCAATACATCCAACTATGAGAGGGATTAATTTTACTCTGTTTTCGTTATTACTTTGTCCATTAAAAATGTTGTCCAAATGTCCATTGCTTGCCGTTTTTCATTAATATAGTTATATCTGTCGTAGTGAATCGTTGATACGTCTGATTTATCATGCTGCTGCAGTATATCCCGCATTTCTTTACTAATACCCGCCGCCCCCATTAATGTTTTACATGTTCTCCTAAAATCACGCGGGGCAAATATTGGCATATCATGCTTTTTACACCAACGTTGCAGTGACATTCTTAACGTTGACAAACTTGCATGTTCGTTAGCATTATCTCGATGCGGCCACAAGTGCCCTACTTTGTTTCTCATTAACGCGAGTTCAGTTATTAACTCTTTACCTAACGGTGAAATAGGTACCAGGTGATCACCACGTTTTCTCATTTTAATACGGTCTTTGGGTATGGTAAAAATACCACTCTCTAAATCAAACTCGCTTAGTTTGCTGTAATAAAGTTCACAAACACGTTGACCACCAAATGCTAACGCAGCTTTAAAATAAAGTTGCGACATTTTAGGTAAGTCGTCGGCGTGCCAAACTTTGTATAGTTCGTCAGTTGTTAACCAACGTTCACCGGCATTTTTAGGGATTTCATAGGTAATATCACGAATAGGGTTATTCGATAGGCCGTAACGGTTTTCTTCTTTAAATTGCTCTGGTGAATTGTCAAACTCGATGGCGAATTTACACATAGACATTAAAGCGCTACGTACAGCCCAAGATTGTTGCTTAGCGCCACGATTATAAACGCGGTAAATTAATTCACGGGCAAAATCAGTGGTAAAGTCTTGCGGTTGCATAGATGAAGTAATAAATGGGGTAACGTCACTTTTGTATATATTTACAGTACGTTTTATTGTTGTATCTGCCCAATTTTTCTTTACAAATAAAATGAAGTCTTCAATCAGTTCTAATAAAGAACGCTGTGCCACGGCTTGTTGCTTTTCCACTTTTATTTGAATTTTATCTGCAGCAGGGTTTCCGCCCCTTTGTACTAATTCAGATAGCGCTAAAAACTTCTTTCTAGCATCAGCTAACGAAAGTGCCCCATACGGGCCAATCTCTATTCGTCTGCGGCCATTGAGAAAATATTGAAATTGAAACTTTTTAGTACCCGTTGGATACACTTTTAATTGTAAGCGGCCAACGCCCCGCGCATCACTATCAGCGGTGATTACATAAGGCTTATCTTTAGGTTTAAGCGCTTTAATACTTTTATCGGTAAAGTGCATAGTGTCAGTAACCGAGTCAGTTAGTCTTAATATAAGTGTAACTGAGTGAGATAGCACAAACAAGGAATGTGATTAAGAGGCCGTATTATATAGGGTTTTAGAGATTATATGGTGTTATTTAAGAAAGGCCGTTAAGTCATCGCTAAAAGCTCACACATTTTTTAACCTCTTAAAACCACCAAACACTTAAAAGTAAAATGAGCTTGGCTAAACTTACAATTTATTCTATAAATAGAGTATATCATTGACTAAAAATTATTTTAAATTCAAATACTTTTTCTCTCTACGTTTCACATAAAACATACACTAAAAGGAATCCTTGTGGATATTATTATTTGGTTATTTGTCGCAATATCCTTAACTTGGTTTATGAGCTATACAAGAGCATCATTATCAAGTTTTACCTTGAGCTTTGCTGCTCTGATGGCGTTAGGGTCATTATTCAACATAATTGGCATAGTTTCTTGGCTACTTTTTGCTGTCATCGCTTTGCCGATAAATATAGATACTATTCGCCAGCAGTTTATCAGTATGCCTTTGTTGGCGATATTTAAAAAAATAATGCCACAAATGTCCTCGACTGAACAAGAAGCTATCGATGCTGGTACCACATGGTTCGATGCCGATTTATTTCGTGGTGACCCTGACTGGCAAAAACTTCATAATTATCCAAGACCGAGACTGAGCTCTCAAGAAAAAGCATTCTTAGATGGCCCTGTCGAACAAGTTTGTGCCATGGTTAACGATTGGCATATTACGCATGAAATTGCTGATCTTCCACCAGAAATATGGCAGTTCTTAAAAGAAAACAAATTTTTTGCCATGATTATCAAAAAACAATACGGTGGCTTAGAATTCTCTGCTTATGCCCAATCACGGGTTTTACAAAAACTCACCGGGGTTAGCTCGGTTCTTGCCAGCACTGTTGGCGTTCCAAACTCTTTAGGTCCAGGAGAGTTGCTGCAAGAATATGGAACCAAAGAACAGCAGGATTACTACTTACCTCGCCTAGCGAAAGGTGAAGAAATACCTTGTTTTGCGCTAACAAGTCCTGAGGCAGGATCCGATGCAGGATCTATCCCTGATGTTGGCATTATTTGTCATGGACAATTTAATGGCAAAGTTGTGCTTGGGATGAAACTGACTTGGGATAAACGTTATATCACCCTTGCCCCTATTGCTACGGTTTTAGGATTAGCATTTAAATTACAAGACCCTGAGCAGCTACTATCTGAGCAACAAGAGTTAGGTATTACTTGTGCTCTCATTCCAACTGATTTATCAGGTATTACCATTGGCCGCAGACACTTCCCGCTCAATATCCCTTTCCAAAATGGTCCCACGCAAGGTAGTGATGTTTTTGTACCACTAGATTTTATTATTGGCGGCCCTGATATGGCGGGCCAGGGTTGGCGCATGTTAGTTGAGTGCCTTTCTGTTGGTAGAGCGATTACATTACCATCAAACAGTGCTGGGAGTATTAAAGCCACGGCTCTAGCAACGGGTGCATACAGCCGCATAAGACGTCAATTTAAAATGCCCATAGGTAAAATGGAAGGTATCGAAGAACCACTCGCCAAAATCGGCGCCAATGCCTATTTAATGGATGCTGTCACAACGATGTCAACAGGTGCAATCGACTTAGGCGAAAAGCCCTCGGTTATTTCGGCGATAGCTAAATACCACCTTACAGAAAGAATGCGATCTTCCATCATCGATGCAATGGACATTCATGGCGGTAAAGGTATATGTATGGGGCCAAACAATTATCTAGCAAGAACTTATCAGGGCGCCCCCATTGCCGTGACGGTTGAAGGTGCCAATATCCTTACCCGCAGTATGATAATTTATGGTCAAGGCGCCATTCGTTGCCATCCATACGTATTAGCAGAATTAGAGGCAGCAAATAATAGTGATAATGAACAAGCTCTCAATGACTTTGACCATGCCCTTTTTGGTCATATAGGTTTTAGCATCAGTAATATTAGTCGTAGTTTGTGGTGCTCAATTACTGGTTCACGTTTCTTAGGCAGTCCATATAATGATGAGACTTGCCGATATTATCAATTACTGACGCGCTTTAGTGCCAACCTAGCCATGCTTTCAGATATTTCTATGTTATCACTTGGTGCAGATTTAAAACGTAAAGAGCGAATCTCAGCAAGGTTAGGCGATGTGCTAAGTCAACTGTATTTAGCTAGCGCGACCTTGAAACGTTATAATGATGAAGGAAGAAATACTGCTGATTTTCCTCTAGTACAATGGGCTGTAGAGGATTGTCTCTACAACATTCAGCATGCTATTGATGAGTTGATTAGTAATTTTCCTAACAAAATTGTTGGAAAAGTATTACGCGTGGTCATCTTCCCTCTAGGTACTTGGTTAAAAAAACCTAACGATGAAATATCACATAAAGTAGCACAATTATTACAAACCCCTGGTTCCGCACGTACTCGATTAGGTCAAGGACAATACCTAACCCGCGATGGTTGTAATATTTTTGGTCGATTAGAGCAAGTACTTGAAGACATAATTAACTGTGAGCCAATTTATGAAAAAGTTTGTCGTGAACTAAATAAAAAATTACCTTTTTATCATCTCGATAAGGTAGCAGAACTCGGCCTTACTAATAATATCATTTCAAAAGTAGAAGCTGAGTTATTAACCACTGCCGAGATTGGGCGTCAGTGGGTGATTGCCGTGGATGATTTTGATAATAAGGATATGAC